GTAAACACACACACGCTGCTACTTCAAAAGTATTAAAAAAGTCAAATCTAGCAAAATAGATGAAAATGCATGTGGTTGCCCTTGATCCCGGTCCCGAAGTCTCTGGCCTGGTGATCCTGCGCTATGGTGAAATCGTGAAGGCCGGCAATATGGGGAAAGCCGACATTCTATTTAACATAATGTTGGAGTTCGAAACAAAAGTACCCCTCCTCGTCCTAATCGAGGATGTAAAGCCCTACGGCGCCCGTCTGAGCCAGGACCTAATCGACACCTGCAAATGGATAGGGGAGCTGGAATATCGCCTTAAAACGGCTGGAATCGCCTATAAATTAATTCCCCGTAGTACGGTCAAGTCGTACATTTTTCATAACTTCCAGAAAATTTCGATTCCCCGGATCGAGAAGGAGATTATTTGCCGTAACAAGCGGCGGAAAGACGGAGAATATTGCAAACCGCATGCCAGTATGGTCAATGACCGTATCGTCATCGCCGCAATGAAGGACTTGTGGAATATAGAAACGCCTAAACCTGGTAAAACAAACCGATTTGGGCTTAGTAAACATGCCTGGCAGGCACTAGGAGTAGCTTCACAGTGGCTACATTCACAAAAAGTTGACGATTATTTTTTGAATTCTTTGTCCAACCTATCCCCGTAGGCAGATCCGCGATGATACCCCTTCTCCCACAAAAAACGCCGCATATGCTCAGTGCCCGGATCACGATCCGGAAGCATAACACCGAGCCACAAGGATAGTTTCATTACTTCTCCCAGTTTCCCGTCCCGTTCTTTCTGCAGTAAATCGACGTACATTTTGCTGAACTCAGGAAAAGAGACCTTTTTTTCCTCCATAAGCCGGAGGAACATTAAATATTTCAAAACTCGACATTGCAACGCCGGCCCTCATAGTGAAAGGGTACATGGGGAACAACCGGAGATATCCCGAAACCTTCAGGCAGTCGATCGACCACGACTCCACCAAATGCGGCATCTTTCCTCCTCTTCTGTAGAATTTTGTCATGCCCCACTGACCCATTCCGCCAATACCATCTACGTGGATAACATCACTGCCCCCCACTATTTTACAGATTGCAACACTATGCAATACAGCCACGAAGCCCATACAACGAAAACCACTATCGTGGATTTCCTCATTAGGAACGATCACCAAAGAATCGAAAGGCCCGATTTCCTCATTCCAGCCACGCTCAGGCAACTGCTCAAACTCTTCCCTGGTCATTTCATTGACGTCCTTCGTGATGTTGTTTATTATTTCTTCCATACTAATGCAAGATAGTTAATAATCGATCTTTTCAGCCCAACGGGAACGGCGGCAAAAACGCCGCTCTGTCCTTGATAATTTCCCCTATCGGCATTCCATCCACTATTTTTTTTGCGCAAACAGGACACGGAACGAATCCGGAGCCGGCCGAGGCTTTTAATTGATCATCCGTAAGCGGTTCAATTTCCCCGGTACGCCTAAATATTAACCCCCGATCAACGAAAGCATCAATGCAACACGTAGGATAACCACAATCCTGCCCGTTTGAACGCCAAATTTCTTCCTGAGTCATTTGAAAGTGCAGTTTTTATGTACCATATCCCTCCGGTACGTGATAGCTGGAATCATCCAATTCTCCGAGATATTCCATCAGCATTTCACGCATAGCGTTTTTGTCAGCCCCGCTAAAAGTAAACGTCACCAATTTATTCCCTTTCTCTCCTGGGATAATCCCACATATAAGGACCGGGAAGCCGCCGACACTCATTAACGTCTTTGCCATCTGAGCGGCCCGACTCAAATTGATCTCTTCGATTTGCTTAGGTGAATGAATTTCTTCCATATAATGTTACAATATTTTCGCTCTTCTCGTGTATCCCTCCTTCTCGAAGGGCTCTATCCACTGCAGGCGCCGCTGCGTCATCCCGGGACCATACGGCTGCATCCGGAAATGACCTCGGACCCCAAATCCCTCTGATCGCACAATCGTCGTGAACCAGGTCGAGTCCAGTATCTCGATTTTCTGCTTCGTCTCATTCACGTATTTCTGGCCAACATGATGCTCCTTCCGGCCGCCGGCGATGAACTTCGTCTCCAATGGGCAATATTTGATGAATAGCAGCAATGTAATAAGCCAACTCTGCCAGTAGACTGCATCACTGCCATTTTCCTCCCACTCTTTATAAACAAAAGTCTTTTCTCGAACAGTCCCCTTTTCATGATCCATATTTATAGCTACCAAACAGTCTAAGCCGGGCAACTCTGCCTGCGAATGTTTTGTAAAAATCATCAGGTTCATGTCGTATAACCAGTCGTCTCCTTCATTCCCCGTCTTGAGGTAGTAAAAATATGTATTAGTGAATGAACCAATTTGCGTAATAAAAACTCCCGTCTCCTCCATTTCTTCCTTATCGAACACATTGGCAAAGCTAGGTCTAGCCTTTTCATAGGCTTCCAAAAACGGTCTGCTTATAAACCTGATTTTATCCCTGAACGGCTTGATATCATCACTTTCCTTCGCCATTAGCTCGATAAATCCATTCCGCACACTTTCTCCGAATTTTTGTTCCTCTTCTTGGCTAGAAAATTTATTATTGTCCGGAATGTGAAAACACATCTTTCTGGGATTCTCCAGCCACTCCAAACAGGTATTTTTGTAGTTGATCTTCATTTAGTCCAAAGTACTAAATTTACAGAAAAATGGCCCATCCCTGCCCAGAAGCTCCGGGACAGACCAGGAAGTAGGGATTAAAAACCCGCAGCCCGCTCTATCCAGCAAGCTGCTATCATGGCTACTACACACTAAAAATATCGCTTATTGCTTACTCGCTCGCAATGTTGCCAAATTCTGTGGCCCTTCTCCTTTTGCTCTATTACATCCTAGTTGAAACGCTTCATCTGTAGAAGGCCTCCCCAGTTCCGCAATACGACCGAAAATCGGATGCTCGCAGTCATACAACCTTTCTACACGTTCTCGCCTCTCTGAATCTCCATAGGCTGCCCAATAGCCTAAATTCGCTTTGATGATCTTCTCGCTAATGTCGGGATGAACATCTGTCATCATATCCTGCAATTTTTTAAAGTAGGCCGCTGCCTCCTCCTTGGTCTGTACTTCCATGGCAGGATCGTAAAGTTCGCCTTGCGTAGCACTGGTAGACCAGATATCAAAATCCATATAAATAATTTTATTTCATTAGTTTAAAGCGGCCATAACCTCGAAAGCCGCGCCCCACGGTGCGCAAAACTTTCTGTTTTCTCAATAACCTCTTTAAATACAATCTCACCACCTCCTTTTACATAGGGCAGCTGGTATAATAAGTTTTGATCCTCAAGCGAAACCTGTATCACCAAAGCCTCTTGCTCACCAGTTTTGGGGGTAAAAGGAACTTTTCTGCCTTCTTTCATCATTTTTTCCACCTCCTCGACAGAGGCGTTCTCGACCCACGCATCGGATTGCATCAGTACTGCAACCAATTTTAGACCAGGCTTTGAGAAAGTGATTCTATTCCAAAGGGCCTTAATGATGCCCGGCAACTGCCTCTTCCATTCCCCGGAAGTTGCCAACCCACCAACAGGGAAAATAGCGTCATGTCCATTCTCCAATGCATAATAAATCAACAATGGTAGAACTTCGTCTCCTTTTAAAAGTATCTCTTTCATATGGGCGAAGCCAACATCCATCAACCCTTTGACTGTTGAATCTATTTCCATCAGGTAGTATTTTATTTGCTATAAGGCAATAACATTTCTGCCATACGTCCTGCTTTTCCTTTCTTCGACAACACGCCACAGTATGCACTAGCCTCTATTTCTGGTATCGTGAAAATTGGGACGCTTACATTAAATCCTTGGTCAGCGGGGTATTTCACCGTGTCGCAAAGCTCCGGCGCTGAAACTACATGATATTTCCGGCAAGTCAACGGGCGCACTGGATAGATGCCGCACAACCCGTTCGTCAAAAAAACACACCATCCTGCCTCGGTTTTTGCGACTTCCTTCCAGTCGTACTTCAGCTGCTCTTTCAGATAGCCTTTTGGAATCGGAATGCCCTGCTCGGAACAATAGTCCGCAATCACTGTCGCCTCATCAGGAAAAATACTAACGTTTTGCCGACAGCACAGGTAACATCCCTTTTTACAACTTACGTCTTTAACTTGTTCTGCTTGCACTTCATCAAAAGCCTCATAAAATGCTTTGACGAAATCCGCCGGCCCCGCACTTTGATACATTGCACGGAAGTAGTGATACCTCGCTTCTATCATTCGAAGTACCGTGTCGTGGGCTTCGGCCGGCCACTTGGTAATTACTTGCGCCAACTCCTGCGTGGCTGTGACCCCAGACATATTCATTGCTTTGTTTTTATCAGCTAAGCCGGACCACCCGCGCATATTCCACGCCCGGAATAGCTACTATTTTTATTTTTATCTTCAGTTGAAGATCGTCGACCATCCTATACGCGTGCATACCCCACTTCTTCCTTATTACAAAAGCTTCGCTGGGCTTCACCTTTGTAATAGCTTCTTTCAACTGTGCATAGTCTTGAGTCAGTTGAAAAGTCTGCCGATTAAAATCACCATCGAACTTTTCAATCTTGAACAGGCTCTCTTCGAGCTTCGTCGTGGAAATCTCAAGTTCAGTCTTTGCGCTTTCCTTTTGCTTTATCTTATCCGGCAAGGTCCTTCTGCTGTATTTTCTTTTGGCAGGGACGGCTTTTTTCTTTACAGACTTTTTCTTGTTCATATGACGTTTAATTGGTTACAACGGGGGCACCATCATGAGCTTTGACCTGATTTCCTCGAATATTCCTACTGCTTCCAATTTCCTTTTTTGCAGGAATTTCAGATCATCATTGATGGCAAATACTTTGCCCTTGGGCGTTAGCACCGGTTCTCTTCTGTCCAAGATAATGGATTTGTGGTTGCCAGCCTTGAAATCTGGATGGTAAATAACAAAGTGGGCTCGGCTGGCGCCGCAGTTGTCCATCTGATCCAACACCTGCCAGTAATAGTCCTTCATAGTCTCTTTCAATTGCTGTGGCGTGTCGCATTCGAATAAAGCGATGTAGGCATCATAGGTGATAGGGCATTTGCCTTCCACCGTCTCTACCTCATATTCTGTTCCGTCTGGGCTCTCGCGAGTGACGATCAAAGCGTCGGGCGTCGATCCATACCGGGTGCCCGGGATCGTGATCAGCTGCTGCAGGACCAAGAAGTCAAGGCCCATTTTTTTGCCGAATTTGATCAGCATATCCCTTTCGTGCAACAGGCCATGCCGTGTCGCCGGTACATCAATATCGTCTTTCGCAGGCCTGCCCGTCATTTCCTCTCCTACCTTGCGCCGGATGTAGGACCTACCTCCTTTACCAATTCCCTCCGGCTTGCAGATCAGATGGACCTCCGAACTGGTGAATTTCCCCAAACGTCCCATGAACCATTCCTCATCGCCGGCTTTGATCTTTGATATATGAGCTTTTTTCAGCATTGCTGCAACCGTTCAGATACTTTTGGTGCTGTTGTTTCTCCCATTATATGCTCCACATCTATCACAGCCCCAGACTCAAGTTCCATCCAATGCTCTATTATGAAAAGGTGCGAAACTTGCTGGGTACGATTTCGAGAGGCCATTGGATCAACTTCGAATTGTAAAATGTTGAGGCTAGCATAAAGCCACCTATGCTGTTGATCTTCCACGGTCGTACCAAAGCCAGCCCGACCAAGTAAAAACCGGTCCGCTTCATTCCCCGGATTCAGGTTAATAACAATTACCGGAATAAATGTCATCCTATCCCGTACCTCAAACAGTTTCGTTTCCATCTTTTATTTCTTTAATTTTAAGTTCTAGCATGTCGGTTACCTTATTGAATAAGGGCGCATTGTCTGGCTGGACAATACTAAAATTGTTCAAACCATTTATGACTTCCTGCGCCTTTTTTATGAATTCCTCATCCTTCTTGTCTAGTTGTTTGCTCATTGTCTTCGGTTTCAAATACGTAAATGTTTTCTAAAATGGCTTTCTGGATATCGTCTTCATTTGCTATGGCCTTCCTGTAGCTCTCCAAGATGCCTTTATCGGGCTTCATTTTCTCGCTGGCATTCTGTATCGCCGCGGCGGTGATCTTTGGCATAACCTCCTCGTTTAGGCCTCTGCCGAACTTCCGGCCGGCATCGGTAGCCGCATTCTTGATGCACAGGCTCTTGGCCGTGGCTAGAAAATCTTCAATCGGAGCTATCGAGTCCACCCAGAAATTACAGGCCCCCACGAAATGATCGGCGACCTCGACGCCCTTTTCATTCGGATAGTGCAGGATCAGGATCAGCGACGCACTCACGCCTTGCCGGCGCCGGCCGTCGTTATAGAACTGCCACTGGAAATTACTCGTTCCCCACCGGAAGAAGTCAAGGGAGTTTTCCAGTGCCAGGATGGGGATGTGATATCCCCCTTTGGCTCCTTCCTGGATGTCCTGCGGCGCCGGGGCCTGCTGGCGGAACTCCTTCGGGGATAAAGTAGTTTTTTTTGGTGCGGCGGCTTTAGGAGCGGATCTTTCCTTTTTCATAGCGCCTCCCTTACTTTGGTGGCAATGTATTTGATTCCGTTGACGACGACCTCGTCTTTGTCCTTCAGCATCTCTTTGATGTGGAGTACGTCCATTTCGTTCCGGGCCAGTTTGTTGTCGATTCCTATTTCCAGCAAATGCCTTGACTTTTTGATGGCGACATCCAAATCCGCGATCGCAAAACTGTAGTTGGTTCGCTTTGTTTTGACGTCCGGCAGCACTTCCGTTGCATATTCTACCGGGAAAAACTCCTGGTTGAGCGCCGCTTCTTCGACATTGGCGTTGTTTTGCAGGATGCCATCGGACAATTCATTGATCCGCTCGTCGATTTTCTCCATCGCATCGGGGTCATTATTGGCTTCGGCTACCGCCAGTTGGCGATTATGCTCTTCGATCTCCTTGATCTTCGCTTTTTTGTCCCGTAATATCGGCATGAGCACCTCATCGAACCGTGCAATGGCCTGTTCATGATATTCCCCGTACTTTTTGGCCATCGACGGGCTTTTTTGCAGGTTGATTAAGGACTCTACCTCCAAAATCTGCTTTGTCGTGACCGCCGCTACGATCTTTTGGGACAAGGTGATCAAATTGGTTTCAATCCCCTTCAAAATCGCGGTAGTTTGTGCAATTTTTAGGTCTTGTAATCGCTTTTCATCGGCTATAGCCTTTAGTTCTTTGGAATAATATCCGTCAAACATACCTTCGATCCGCGCAAATTCGTCAAAAACTAGTTTTTTCCCGGCATCACAGGCTTTGCCCGCATCCCAATAAGGTTTTTTGACCTGCTGAAAACTTTCTTCAGCAACGTCGCGGCCTTTTTTGATGTCTTCCTTCAAATCCCTCATTATCGGCAAATTATCCCGATTTTTGACTATGTTCAAAGCCCGCTCTTGTAGCTGCGAAAGCGTCAATCCTATTTTGGAAAGCTCACCAGTTATTTTTAACTGCATTCGGTCTGGGGTCATCAGGACCGGTAACTCTGCTTTTTTGTCTTCCATCATGAGTAATTTATATTAAAACAATATCGTCGTCTTCACAGATAAGGGCAATCTGTTCGGGGTTAAATGCTCTTAATTTTCCATCAAGTCTTACTTCTACCTGCCAGCGCCGGGCCTCTTCCCGCGATTTTAGAAGGGCATTTATAATAAGTTGGCCTACTTCTTTTGTGACAAAGATCTTCGCTCCGTTATTGAGGATGACTATCATGGTTTTTACCAGTTTTGCCGTGGTGCTTCGCTTTGGACTTCCAACTTTCCGTCAACGATATCGGCATGAAAAAAAGCCTTGAACCGACCGTCCATTAAATTTACTACCTCTTTCGGGGTATTCATTTCCATCATCACTGATCGATCTTCGTTATAAGCTAACATGCGCGAACCAGCAGTGTGTCCTTTCAAATTGGAATCAAGCGATAATTGTATTTTCACTATCATTGCGCCGGTTGTTGCGGTTTTACGAGACGGTTAGCTTCCATTATGGGCATTCCCAACTGACCGCTGGGAATGTAAATAATCTGATTTTGTGTCTGTTTCAATTCATCAATCCATAACCACTGCAAATAGCTGGGATTTCCCTCCAGAGATCTACCGATAATTTGGTTACTGGCTGCAATTCCATGCGCCCGGATCGTGTCGGCCTCCGCCAGCAATGCCGCCGACTTCATCTTTGCTCGTGCTTCCGCTACAGCGACTTCCCGGGAATACTGGGCCTGCGCCAGTTCGGCTTCCCCATTCTTACGGGAAGAATAGACTTTATAAGAAGGGCAGCCCCACAAAAGAAGCGTAATGACGCATGCTGCCCCCAAGGCGATCCACAGTCCCGTTTTTAATTCGCTTGTCATTTTATTCTGGGTTTATTGGTTGAACGTTGTCAAATGTAGAATGATAATAGGCCGTCAGCCACTCGAAAACGGCGTCGCTTCCTTTGGTTAGCAGTAGTTCAAACGGCTCGTCAGCGAGGCTGTAGCCAGTATCGCCATAGCAGGTACAGCCGAGCCAATCACAATTCGCTCTTCCCTCTTGCCAATCATGCAGCGGCACAGGCGAGCAATAACTTACAGCCATGCCATTGGGCTCCCAGGTATCCAAACCTGATTTTTGTATCCACATTTCCTTCCATTCGCGGGTACAAGGAAGAAACCAGCCGGTATTGATCAACAGCACTACACATCCTTTAGACCCCCTCAGCACCATGAACATTCGGCAGGCAGCAATACCTTTACCTTTGTTGCGCTCGTCGAATGCGGGGCCTATCTTGATGATCCGCTCGAACTGCTCTTCCTGTTTTACTTCCTCTGCCATTTCAATTGTGTTGTTCTCCGAAGCCGTCAAAGAATTCGCCTTTTGCATCTGTATGCTTTTCCAACCCTTTTTTCATATGTTCGTCTGTCCCTCCCAAAAAGATAGTGATTGGTATATCTGCCTGACCTACTGACGTGGGATTGCATCTTATTGTTCCCCCATTATACAATTGTCGCATGTCTGCGAACGTAAGGCCTATCATAAGACCTTCTTTCATGTCGTGTTCTGTGAATATTCCCTGCTGATTGTCCTCCAATTTTTTAATTTGGTCGGAAAGTGCATCCACAACTACCGCACGGGGACCAGGCAAGTGACCATATTTGGTGACGATATCTGCTAAAAGCAGTTTTGCTTGCTGTATGTATACTTTGGGATCCATGGTAACTACTCTTTTGATTTTTGTGGAGGAAAGCTATATACCATTCCTATCGGCTGCGTCTGCGCCTTCAAAATCTCCCAGTCCGTTCGGGCTGACATTAAAAGTATCGGCAAATCCACTAGTCCAACGTCCTTTGCGTTCAATCGAAATTTTTCGCCTGCTCTTAGCTGTGTGAGATGATCTTCTGTCAAAGGGATTATGAGTTCCGATTTGGAAAATCCTGTCCTTACGGGTCCCCTGGGAGTCAGCTGCAGGCCTCTACGTTGATGCCAGCCCATGTGTAGTATCAGGCAATAGGATAGTTCCTCCGGTCCTTGGCAAAACAAGGCGATATCGCGTGCGATTCGAGCTGTCGTGACCACCATAGGATCATCGCCCCACTTCCGGACCATGTTGTCCAGATGCCGGCTTAATTCCTGCTGCCGTGCAGGAGTGATTTCATACGCCGCCGGAAAGTCCACTAAATCGGGATGAAGTAAGTTGAGTTCCATTTTATTTATAGTTGTTAGCCAGCCAGCCTGCCAGGAGATCGTCTATAATAGGCCTGATGAGGGCAAAACTTCGCTGTTTGCTTTTATCTACATCACTGGGTTCCATACCTTTCCATACTACAACCGCCATGGGTACTTTATACTCCTTGCAAAGAATTTCGATGACTTCCGTGGTCGGATTTCGCTGTCCGGATTCAATTTGTGAAAGATATGTCTGTGAAAGCCCTACTGCTTCTGCTACCTCCCCCTGCCTCCGCCCGGTAAGATTTATCCTTATATCTCTGAGAGCGATTCCAATGTTCATTATTTTTACCCGTTATCACCACAAGGTAATAAAACAATTGATATTATTACAAAATCTTTTCTATTTTTATTGTATGAAGCATCGTCGCCAAAGCGAACATGATCCCAATTACCTGATCCGCAAATATGATAAGATGGGAAATATCAATCCTCGCTGGAAAGAGGTGTATCAAAAAAAAGTGCAAGTAAAGCCGCCTAAAAAGCAGAGGCCCAAGATATAAAATCCGTAATTTTAGTGCGTGCAGTAGAGCAGCGGTAGCTCGTCGGGCTCATAACCCGAAGGTCGGTGGTTCGAATCCACTCTGCGCAACTTTTGTGCTTTGTGGCCGTGCATGTCCATGCGCGGCTTTTTAATTTGAGATAATCAGCATAAAACTATGACATACATTTAATTAGAAATGCCGGAGAGCTATTATCGCACCCCGGCCCTCGGGCTCGAAAGTCGCCTTGTATTGGGAAAAGGCGATCGCGTTTATTCCCGGCATCTTCGCGGTCTTTCCCGCGCGCCACGATTTGCAGGTGTGCCGGCCAATGGTTTTGGCCCTCATTGCTGGTCACCTTTCAGGAGCCACGCTCTTTACGTTATGGCCTGGTGGCTCTATTCGTTGACGCCATAACAGAGAAATGAGTTTTGCGGGGCATGATTGGATACATGCACGAGGACTTCCAGCGGTACAGACGTTCGGCCGAACGCTTAACCCCACGCCTCGACGGCTGCAGCGCGTCGCGTCTTATTCCGCCACCCGCAATATGTTGATTCCAAGATCGTTTCAAAAAGGAAGGTCCCGCATGGAAATGGGGACCTTTTTAACCCCTAAACCCTAAACCGTAGAATACCATTACATCCTCCTGGTTAGGAGGAAGATTCCCTATGGTTGAGGCAATACGCCTCGTGGAAAGACCAGGAATCGAACCTGGATCAAGGCCCGGCTCTGACGTCACCGGTCCACATACTGCCGTTGTACTATCTTCCCGGATATACTGGATCTATTCCCAAATTCAGAAGGTCATCGATCCGTTTTCTGTCCTGCTTCATGATGTTTTCTAAAATTGTAATCTGCTCCGGATCTTCATCCTCTATTTTCTTCAATTTTCTGATTGTCAATATACAAAAAAGGTATTCTTCAATTAAAGGTGAAATGCGTTCAATGGTTTCGCGGTGCGTCGCTTTTAGTTCGTCATACAAAGTCTCGAAGGTTATCAGGGTATCCATAATCTTAAAGCTAATCAATTTTAATAAATTGCGGCCAAAAGAGGCCCGAATAGACATCCGGGCCTACGAATGCTCGATTTATTATCCACGCAACCCCATCTCGACGACAGGGTATCATGTAAGCGAAAGATAGCAAAAAACTTTGAAGGGAAAAGATATAGCCCCAGCCGGGAACGGTCCGGGGCTTTTTTCATCAAAAAATCCTATTTCGTAAATAAGACCGCTTGCTTCCAGAAACAACCAGCCTTACAAAAAAAAATTCAGATGGTAGATGCTTCGGCTTTCGAGGCCAGATAGATGGGGATATCGATGGCAGCTTGCCGTATTTTATGATTTTCATCTTTGCCGGCGCCGTCAACAAGACCTTGGACGAAGAGTTCCTTTTCCATGGATCCGAGGGCTGAATAATAGGAAAAAAAGACCTCTTCTCCGCCATTAAACCAGTAAAATAATAAGTCGAGCGAATTATCTACCATCAAAGAGACTTCTCTTTTGATATTTTGCTCCAGGAGCTTGTATATACCGACGGAGGCCTTTTTCATCTGGGGTACAGGAGCTTTTTTTCTGGCCACCCGGAAGGCTTCCCGGAGCAGCTGCCGATCTTCGAGATCAAGGGTGAAATAGAGGCGATAGCATTCTTTGAGGTCTTTTTGGTGCCACGAGCGTAGCATAGCTGTCATTACGGCACTCAGGTCTTTTTGACTTGACATGGTGGTTGATTTGGGGTGAAATGGTATATCCTTCAAATACTTAAAGTCCGGAATCGGTCAAAAAGTAACGCAAGGTCCAAAAAATACCCACAAACCACGATAAAAAAGGCCCCGATAGACATCGGAGCCGGCTACATCATTAAAATTAAATTATACAGGTCTGCAAAGTAAGACAAAATGCCAGAAAAAGCTCCCGGGCTGGGGTATTTCACCCCACCAATCGGTATTTTCGTTCCAAAACCCGTTTATGGACATCACCCCAAAAGAACTGGAGCATTTGAAGCAGATCGCGGCACAGGTAGCCAGCGGATCGCACGTAGAAGAGGTCACCGTCACCTACGAAGAGGACGGCGAAGAGAAGACCGTCAGGTTCACCCATCCTTATTTCCTGTCATTATTCGAGCGAGCGGCTTTGGAGGTTAACCGGAAGTACAACGGCGAAAACGACCCCGCGGGGGAATAATCGGATTTCCGGAATTCGGTAAAAAATATTCCACAAAAGGGCGAAAAAATATTCCTGCAGCAGCCAAACGATTGAAATCCAGCAAGCCCGCAAAAATTCAACAAGTCCCGACCTCCGAGGCACCGGGGGTATTTCCGGGCCTTCTTTTCCACGGGGGTTTCGCTTTCTCGCGACCGGGTACCCCCAAATCGGCCCCCGAATTCGCGGCAGGTTCCCCTCGCGGCCGGCAAGATTCTGTTCTGTTGTTTGTAGGTAAACTGTTTGGTAAACCACCTGGCAGGCCCCTGGCTGGCTCTTCGATCGGTTTGTGGAGTGTTGATAGGTCGCGGGGGAAATGGCGCTCCATTGGGCTCTAAATGAAGAAAGCCCCCAAGTGGAAACTCAGGGGCTGTAATACCATTTGCGTGCTTGACTAAGTTCCCTGTCCTCTCGTTTACCTTGATCACCTGTTCTGCTGACCTTCGGTTACTTGAAAACGACGAGATCAGTGAAAACCTTGTTGCTCAGCATTATTGATGAGTAATAGCAAGTTAGGAAAGATTGCGAAATAAAAAAGCCCTCCGGTAGATACCTAGGGCTTGCTTTTAACCTTATAGCGCAAAGCCTAGTTAGAAAAGATTCCGTTCTGCCGCTTCACGGGCTGCCGATAATATTGCATCAATCAACACGGCAACGTCTTCATAGCCTTTTTCTTGCGCCAACGTGATCAACTTCCCATAACCTTCGAGCAAGATCATATTTTGAAGGATAAAATCCTCCTTCAATGACCCACCCTCTTGTAAATGACCGCGAATCGGAGTTAACATAGTAGCCAATTTTTTTGTTCAGATAATTGCTCTTTCAAATGCTCCAACGCGTGGGACCTGTTCTTATACGCAGCCTTCACACTAATACCCAATCGCTCCGCAATATCTTCTACACTCATGTCATAAAAAAATTGCAGTCGTAACACTTTGGCGCCTGCTGCGCGCTTCGAACGGTTGAGCAATTCAAGTATATGTATGGCTATCGCGTTGTAATTCAATTTGCTGTCCCATTCTTTTGGATAATCCCTTGTAATGGCCACACTGGCGAGTGCTCGCTCCTTTCTACGCAAAGCAATTGCGCTATTAATCGAATAATGCCGCAAATACACGTAACCGTAATTTCTCACGTGCCTAAAATCCTTGAATTGTTCCCTTTTTACAAAGATCAAATACCATAGATCCGCTAATACATCCTCGATTGGCTCGATCAACTCCAAACTCAAACAGAAGCCGAACCACTGGCGATTGCAAAGATCATAGACGTAACGGAACGCGTCCCGCTCTCCTGCCTTGAACCCTTTCATCAATTCCTCTAAATGCGTGACACGTTGCCAATTCGAAACTACGAAAACCGGCCTTGGTTCTTCCACCAATACCGTTGCGAGCTCAGGCACGGCAACAATCGGCTCTGCTTCATTCTCGCTATCAGCAGGAAACGACGAATTATTAGCGGCCATGATCGCCTTAATTGTGGCTACTCCTTGACTTTTCAAATTCAATGCGCTCTGAGCAGGTATTCCCATTTCAGCGGCTACCTCCTGCGTCTTTTTTCTTTCCAGAAAATAAAGCGAAAGAACTCGCTTTGTTTTCGAATTCACATGATTGAGGAATTTAGGCAAATTGGCTGCAAAAACTGCCTTTTCCAAATCCTCCTCTTCTTCCCTCGAATTCGTACTCTTGCGAATTTCAGGCAGTGACGCATTATTTTCGATAAATTGCCTAATTTGGTCTATTCCCTGAGCTTTCAAGTTAAGCGCACTTTGCCTGGTAATTCCCATTAACGCAGCTATTTCCCCCGTGTCCTTCTGTTCAACGAAATACAGCCGCAATGCCCGTCCGCGTCTCCCTTTTACTCGCTGAATTAATTCAGGCAGGTTGTCCAATAGTTCGTCCTTTTTTGAAATTGATGCTCCTTCCCACTCCATTTCTTCGGTATGCAGAAAGGTGTAATTCTCAATAGCCTTTCTTTTGGTCACCTCAGCTCGATGTCGATCGATTAATTGGTTCCGGATAACCACATGCACAAATCGTTTCACATGCTCATAGCTCTTTAAATCCCCCCTGTTTTTATACACTTTCACCCAGGCTTCGGAAACCGCGTCTTCCGCTTCCTCCATCTCAAGTTTAAATGACCATTTACACCACCATACCAAATGCTCATTAAGCTCATCGAATACCCGTTTAAAGGCCAATTGACTGCCTTTGCGGAACTCGTCCATCAATATCTCCTCTTGCAATGGATCCATAGTTCGGAAGGTTTTAAAAGAAAAGGGGTTGAAACACTGAATCTTAGCTCAAGATAAAAAAAATAACTAAAATAACTAACGAAATATTTGGATAGTCCACAAAGTTGAGTATCTTTGTTATGTCATCTAACACAATCACCTCTTAACAAAAACTAGTTTTTATGCCCTTCAAAACCGAAAACGAATTTCAGCAGCTAATGGACAAGAATGCTCTTTATACCAAAATGCCGAAGGCCGTTCTTGCCGCTCTGCTTGTCTCTTATATGGATAGATTAGGATTTGACCGCGACCAATTGGACGCCAATTTACGTGAAGAATGGCAGGTTCTTTATGTAACAGGTATCGTACCTCAAAAACCTCTTAAATAACCCAATCGAAAAACGCTGGACGCCCCGGCCTATTACGGTCCGGGGCTTTGGTGGCAAAAAAATAACCTACTAAATCTTTCTTTTGTGAGCGTTCGCCAGTTAAAGCTAAAAAGCGGCCATGTCGCAATCATAAGTGAGGAGGACTACGAAAGGGTGAAGCAACATGGCTGGTATATTTTAAAGAAAAATGGCATCATTTATTGTAGAGCGCAAATAAAAAATAAAGAAGTGTATTTGCACAGATTTATCTTACAAGTAACTCAAACAAAAATACAAGTAGATCATATCGATGGTAACGGGCTCAACAATCAACGCAATAACTTACGATTGTGTAATAATTCACAAAATGCTAACAATCGAAAAGCTAGAGGAAAGTCACAATATCTGGGAGTATCTCGTTGGAAAAACAAATGGCAAGCCTATATCACCATCGATGGTAAGTGGAAATACCTCGGAGTGTATTCAACTGAAGAAGAAGCCGCAAGGGCGTTCAATAAGGCAGCTATTGCTACCGGAAATCCATTTCACAGATTGAATAAGGTAATCAATTGAACACCCCATACATGAAAAAGAATGCAATTATCGCAATCCTTGGCCTCGTGCTGGCCGTTTCCCTGTACCAAAACTACCGTCAGAACAAACAAAAAGGAGCCTACCAGCTCTACCTGGAAGGCGACTACTATCATTTGAAGGACGGCGACCGATCCGTCTATAAAGACAAATTTGGCAGCGGATCAGATATAGACCACATCGTTATTCAGGATAATCTCTAATCAAACACACAAATAAAACAAAACATGAAAAAGGATCAATTCCACATTGTACGTGCTGAAAAAGCAGGCGTTTTCTTATGCCGTATTCAATCTACCGAAGGCGATACCTATACGGTCAATTCCCTTCGCCGCCTCTATTATTGGTCAGGAGCCTTAGACGTATCCATGATTGCAAAAGAAGGCGTCTCCAATCCACGCGGATGTAAATTCTCCGTCCAATTAGGAGAAAATGATTTGTCAACTATCCATAACGTAGTTGAAAGTCATCCCGTGTCCGAAAAAGCATTAGCCATCATTAATGACGTTCCCGTATGGAAGCAGTAAAGATTAAACAATTCCTTTCCGGCTCCGGCTACGGCTACGGCGACGGCTACGGCGACGGCTACGGCGACGGCTCCGGCTACGGCTACGGCGACGGCTACGGCGACGGCTCCGGCTACGGCTCCGGCTCCGGCTACGGCGACGGCTCCGGCTACGGCTCCGGCTCCGGCTACGGCTCCGGCTCCGGCTACGGCGACGGCTACGGCGACGGCGACGGCGACGGCTCCGGCGACGGTGATAAAATTAAACTTCAATCATACGAAAAAGCGCCCGTTCATTACATTGACGGCATCCCTTGCGTCATTAAGTCAATAAAAGAGGAGTACGCGTTAGTTGAAGTGATCGATACGGCCTCGCTTGGCAAAAAAAGGATGTACGTTGCAAAGAGATATGGCCTTTTTGCACATGGGTATACTCTTAAGGAGGCCGTAGATCAAGTAGAAGCAAAATGGATGGTCTCCCAGACCGTAGAAGAAAAAATAGAACAATTTAAAGCTAAATTCAAGAAAGGAGTTCCGTATGCAGCGGCGTTGTTTTACGATTGGCATTCTCTTTTGACCGGTTCTTGCAAGTCTGGAAAGGATATGTGGGTGTTTCAGAATGCAATAGATATAAAATCCACCATGACCGTAGAGCAATTTATTGAACTAACTAAAAACGCTTATGGCGGGGACGTCATCGGACGACTAAGTGAATAACCATTAGCCTATTGCCGGAGGGCTGAGAACCGGCTATTTTTTATCTTCTCAAACTAATACATGATGGAAACGAAATTCACTCCGGGGCCGTGGCAAGTAATAACCGTAACGGACCGCACAATAGGAAAAGACTTGTGGCTAGATACGATTGCCCCCTATCTGATTAGCGGCGAAGACGGTGTTCAAATTGGGCGAGTAGACGACGAATTTACCAATCGACTAACTCCTAATGTTTCGGCATTGGCTAATGCTCATTTAATAGCAGCAGCCCCGGATTTGTATTCTGCGCTGTTGAACATCTTCAAATCGCCCCGCGGCGAGAGTCTATCTGTGGAACTTATTATTCAAATGCACGAAGCTATTGACAAGGCTACCCCGGGCATCCTCAATTCAATATAGTAAAGCATTGAACTTTTATGACGAAACAACGCAAGACCGGGATCACCACCATAGGCACAAGAATAGCCGAGCATCTTGAGACCCCATACGGACAGGAATTAAGGCCTTTTGTCCACCAGGAGCAACCCGGCCGCATTCTGTCCATAGACACAGCCGTTTGGACCACTATAGCCCAAAAAGCAGCCTTGGAAGGCGTTAAGCTCAATACCCTGTGCCACCGGATCACCCGGTTTGTGGAAGGGCGGCGGACCTTTATATTTGAACTGTGGTATATCCCGGAACTCGATATTACCTTGGTCAAGAAATAAGTAGTTTCACTTAAAAAGGACTAATTTCACTAAAATAACTAACGAAATATTTGGATAGTCCACAAAGTTGAGTACCTTTACATAACAAACGATCACACCATGGACTACAACAACTGGGAAGAAGCCGTAACTAAAATAATAGCCGCAGCGCTCTCTTGCACCTACGGAGTCGCGGCGGGGATTGTAGAAGCTCAGCCTTTTTACATGGCGCAATCGTGGGGGCTCGCCCTGTCCCCGGCACAAACAGCAGCCAAAATACTTTCTGCAAATAATTAACACCTAAACACAAAAACTAAACACATGACTACTCTATTCACCGTCGGAACAATTATCCCCCTGATTAATAACAGCCACTGGGATATGGAATATTTCATGCCCAACCAAAATGAAGTGACCGACAGAGTTAACCGCCGGTTGGCTGGCGAAGAACTGCCATTTGAGAACCAGAACGAAGAATACATCTACGGCCGCTGTAAGGAAAAAGTCACCTACGACACGCTTGAGGCCGAAAACATTGCCAAATATAGCGGCATAGATCCGCACCCAGCCCAACAATTGGAAATTGGGGCCATTCTGGTGGCTTCGTGGGGCTATGAGCAGACCAATGTCGATTTTTATGTAGTGGTGGAAATGACCGCCAAAACGGTTAAACTGCTGCCTATGAACAAGACCAGCCGTCAATCAGAAGGGTATAGCTCGATGGCAGGTACAACACGTGCCACCAAAGATATCAAATTCCGGGCTGAGGTCATCAAAAGAAAGGCAAGTGAATGGATTAAGGTAACGGAGTGTTCTCGTGCTCATCTTTGGAATGGCAAAAAACAATATGAAAGCTGGTATGCGTAAACCTCAATAGCTGGACAGCCCGGGTAATACCGGGCCTTCGGCAGTAAAAACACAACTATTGTTATGGATACAAATGCAATTTTAATCGGAATGGGTTCCCTTTCTTGGCCTAGAATGGAACGGGTTTCAGATAGATATGGGAGTATTGGCGTTTACAATGAGGATTCTACTGAAAAAACTGTCTGTAAGGGAGCTAATTTGAATGTAGCAACCATTCAGAATATGGCAGGCAACAAGGGGCAATTGATTGCAAAGATCATTGAGACAAGAAAGTCTACCCATATTGGGGACCTATTCAGGGGCTTTTTTCCATCTATGCCAGGCGTAGGCGAGGAGATTGTTTTGGGTGACGGACGTCTATTTCATGCTATTACTGACGGAGTAGATACTGTCGGATTGCTGCCAGAAGATGGCCGCGCCTCAGACTGGCTGAATCCGGAAAATCTCTATAGAGCGCACGAACAAACCATTGAATTGTATTTCCTCCCTTCTTAAACCCTTCACTCAAAACCCATAGTCATGAAACTAGAACTCAGCAAGGAACAGGATACCGCCGGAGATGTTTGGTACATCGTGCGGATAGAAGGCCGTGAAAAATCTTTTCACGTCGGAAACGTGGTGGACGGCTTCACCACCCAGAAAGAGACCGAAACCCGCGAAAAAGCAGAGAAATACTACGATATGGTGAAAGCCGACCCTGCTTCCTTCACGTCCAAAACCATCCTTAAATCCGAAGAAATCGACGTTCCCAAAATTTAATCTTAACCATCGCCATATGAAACGCTTTTTTCAGTGGTATTTTGACAATGTTTTCTCAGGACTCAGAGCCTATCGAAAATGGAGAAAAGGCACTTGGTATAAGGTAATCGATATAGACGCAGCTAATGGAATGGCAGGTCCATATCCTTACTGGAGCCGAACTGCTCCCCCTGATTGGCCTATCCTCGAAACCGAAGTATATTCACCTTCAACCTCAACAAATGAAAATCAATAATCTCCTCGCTTTTGTGATCGACCGTTACCACCATATAGGATTAGCGGTTGACGGACCTTTAGCTTCGTCTGTCTGGCTTCTTTCAGAGTCGGCCAGTAAAGAGATAACGGGCAGCAAATTTGCATGGATAGGCCCAGACGGGGAAGAATATGTCGAACACAGAGACAATTTCATTCGCCCCACTGAGGCACAGGTTCAAATGTTCATCACTCCTGCCGTGTTGAGAATAGCGCAGCAAAAAGGCTATATCGAACTTGAGAAGGTCAGACCGCCCAAGAGATCCAAGGCAGATTTTGAGTACAAAATAGGGGAGTTGCACGGACAGCAAATACTCTTTATCCGCGACCTGAACTTAGGCCGCATGTCGGTCACCAACGATATTGAAAACGTAATAGCCGACATTGCTGAGGAAACCGGGATCGATCCTACGACGCATTTCATTTTATACCGCGACTCAATGAGACAGTTTGCTGGCTGGGATGCGGCTACCGAAACGTTCTATTCCCTGAAAAATGGCTATCACCGCGCCAAGATGCTGGAAGCGCTTTTGTTCAAGGATCTTTAAACCTACCATTATATGACCACCGAGGAATTACAGACCGTCTCCCTAGAAGATATCCAACATCTCAAGACGTTGAACGACAATCTGATATTAATGCTAGCGCTCGCGAAGATACAGGAACTGGCCTTATCGGATCAGCCAATGGACCATAAAGCCGTAAGGGATATTATTACCAAGACATTGGAGACAATTGGTTGATTTTTCATGCCACAAACCACCTATCATGCGTACCACTGAAAGCCGTTTGCCCATAGAAGATGATTTTATACGACAACTGAACAAAGACCGCAAAATGCATACTATTTGGATGATCATTTTGCTAAGTGTTCTTATTACAGACTTTACTTTTTTAGTCTACTTAATTTTGTCGCTGCTGTATCCTTCGTATTTTCCGCCCTTTTTTTTAGCTTGGTAATAATCATTTGCTTTTTTACGAAGTCGACTGGCATTTTTTTTATAATAGGTCCTGTTTTTCCTCCTGATAGACCGCTGATTATTTTTCCGCCATTTGCTGTGATCCGAGCGAATTTTCAGCCGATGTTTACGCCTGTATTGTTCATGATAAAGGGCCATGCAAGGATCACAGCGACCGGCTACTTTACCCTGGGGACTAGTATAAAAAGCGGAATATGGAAGCGGCTCTTTACACCCACTGCACATCTTGAAAAGTGTTTTCGGCTTCTGTTGGCGGTCGAGATACCCGACTGGGGTTAAGGAGCGGACCCTAAAAATTTCGCGGTAAATGAATGCTTTTAGCTGTTTCAAAGTGGGGACCTCGTGCTCCAAAATAGCGTCGTGCAAGATATCCACTGCGCAAAGAAATGAACCTTCAACCATTTCTTGGGCCTGCGCCAGTAAGATTTTATATTGCCTTTCCGTTATCATATTTGTAAAAAAGCGCTCCCACATTGGGGAGCGCCACCTTGCAAACTACGAGTCGACCCGAAGTATCATCAACGAAAGAATTTTTTGAAATCTTCCTCTGTTAGCTCACCCTCCAGCAATTTCTGCAACCATTTGAAAAGTTTTGCCTTTTCGGGGGACATTTCTTTTACATCTACCTGGGGCGCCCATTTTTTAAAGATTTTGATGGAATTCGGACGTAAATCGCTTTTGGTGATTTTTGCGGGCTTCGGAGGGATTGGTTGATCAAATAATTCAGGATTGGTGGGGGGGAGTAAATTGGCTTCGCCCTTAGCAATTAACTCTTGAACGGACTCAGGTCCTTCGGCAATCACGTCCATAGCATACGTGCCGGAGACGGTGCCCTCCCTTACTAGATTGATCAGTTTTTGGGGTGCGTCTGCTAACGATAACAACCGCCGAACATATACGTCGGACCAGCCGGACTCCTCTATCATTTTTTCTTCGCTCCATCCAAAACTTCGGGCTTTTTTTAACACCTTGGCTTTTTCCCAAGGAGTATAGGCCTTGCTATCATTCTCCGTGGCTTGTTCAAAATATCGCTGTTCAAGGCTTTCGCCTTTATTGGCCACAAAAATAGGCACCATTTGAAGAGCGCCCGTTTTGACTTCAATTTCCTTTATGGCTCTATGCCTTCTGTGTCCCCGGATGATGACCCAGTTTTCCCCTTTCTTGTAGCACCGGAGCGGATTTAATTTCCGCAGCCCGTTGGCTTCTATCCACTTTACGATCGCTCCTATGTCGCCGAAATCTTCGCGCTCAATATAGTCTTCATCTATAATTAACCGGCGCGAATCTACAAAAAAGAAATTGTTCCGCTCGTCTTTTGCAAGTGGTTTCGCCGGCATTATCTCACGCCTTTTAAATGTGATGCAATTGGATTTCGAGCCTCCTGCAATTCTTCTTGGATATATCGTCCAGCTCTGTATGCTGCAAATAGTTTTTCTTCCAAGGTCTCACCCAAATCAAGAAAAGTACGGATTGCTTTCGCTGGCTCAATTTCGATCACCCCTTCTTCTGTAGGCTCGTTAAATCGATGGACCGCAAGACTCATCTGCCAATTCATTTTTTTATACCGTTCTTCTGTAATGCCCAAAGCTTCCCACATGGTATCTTTTTCCGGGTCCCAAGTAAAAGGTTGTTCCATACAATTTTTATTTAAGGTTAGAGTAAATCAATCAATGAAAAACCGCATATCAATTGCTCCTAAATCTGGGGCCGGCGCACTTACGGCCTGCAGTTCTTCTTCAAATTAGGATAAGTCAGCACCTTCTTCAACACCAATGCGTACAATGAAAGCAAAAATCCGGATGCCGCTGGAGGTGAATCCTTCCCATAATTGGCCCGGTACTCCATTGATCGTTACGATCTTAGTCGTATTGTGCAATTGGATTTCCATGGCGTGAAAATAGGGAATTATAACTAATTTAACTAAAAAGACTAAAATAAAAAGGAGCGGTTAGAAAACCGCTCCGCTGGGTGCAAGTATCCTTATTCCGAAACAGAGGTTATTCGTCGTTAGGAAAACGCTCGTTATCGCCGGGTTCTGTCATTTTGCTGGACACGGCCAGCAGGACAAATCCGACGGCAAGGACGATGAGGGTGGCTAAAATTACGTATAGCGTATGCATGAGGCAAGCGTTTGGGTGGTTAAATGGGGGAAAGCTGGCGGAAGCCGAGAACCCGGGCCGGATCAAAGCCCTCGATAGAGACCTGGTTGCCCTGGTTTCCTCCCAGGATGTAAATTAGGCCATTTCGCTGGGTGATCGGCAGTCCAACGTGCCCTTCTGCACCGTCGGGCGATCCCCGCCATAAAACGACCACGTGGGCTGCTGATAAAATAGCGACTTGCTGCCCCACGCCCAGCCAACTGCGAGCCATGAGACTATTGGACCGCTGGTAACCTGCTTTTAAAGCTATCCAGTTCATGAAAAGAGAGCACCAGGCGATGTCGTCGTGTTTGTAGTCGGTGAACCCGCACTCCTGAGCCATAGAAAGAATAATAGGATTATCCGCCGCTCCAGGCGCTTCGGTGAGCCCGTAATAAGCCAGCGCGATTTCAAGCAATTTGCTGTTCATGATTCTGCGAGTTTATAAAATACTACTAAAAATGCAATAATTAGTAGGATCGTGACAACAATAGCCACGACCGCAAAAAACAACGTGTCTTTGGGATTGCGTTTCATTAGTTTAATCCCGGGATGAGGGCCGCCGGGTTGCCCATGGTAGCCTGCGTTTCTTTCAAGGTAAGATTATAAAGCGCTCCTAGCGCCAACCAGCCCTTAAAAAGCGTCAGCCGTATACCTATCGCCCCAATGGCCCGGACTGTCGGCGCCCCCAGATTGGCCCCTCCGTACACCCGCGGCCCGATCGTGGTGGTATATTCCCATTTTCCCGTTGCAGGATTGGCAGTAGCCCAGACATAATCGATGCCGAGGCCTGTGTAGAGTGAAAAATCGGGGATCGCAAAGGCCAGATCGGGCCCAGAGAACCGGAAACCCTGAAACTTTCCTTTACTGATGGAAGGCAGGCTATCTGTCGGCAAGATCGTACGAAAAAACCGGTTCGTTGCCACTGGCTTGGTATATACCGGCAGCGGTTTGAACATGCTTTGCGCCTTGCAAAGATGCCCTAAAAGCGACAGGACAATAACGAGCGCTACGACTTTTCCGGCTATTCCCGTGTTGGAGGAGGCGGGAGGTTTGGGACCTGAAAAGTAATTTTTGATCAAATACGCCGCTCCGGAAGAGACAGCCAGGTGCCACTGTTCGGTCCAGTTTATGTCGAAATGTCCGGCCGAAAGACTGGTCAGGATGACCAATACGGGCTGGCTCAGGGCAGCAACGGCGAGGCCCTTTAAAAAATCGGAGATGTTCAGTGAGAATTGGTTTGAAGAGGTAGCCATGTTGTGTGGTTTTCGTGGTAAAAAAATTATGGTTTTGGCTTAGAAAGCAGTTCCAGCTTTAATAACCGTCCATTGAGATCCTGAATCGCTTTAGAATGGTCGTTGTTGACATCATTAATGCTCTTTATATCCTCCCGTAAGTCCGAGACGTTGACTTCTTGGGCGGCCATCTGGCTATCCAGTTCGTTGATCGATTTCAAGGTCCATGCTATTCCTGTCACGCAGAGGCCCAGAAGGACGGTATTTAAGTTTGCTTGAAAATTTGCCATGGAAAAAGTAGTTTTCATATTGTTTTCAAATGATTATTGCGTTGTGCCGTCTGAGTAGGTGATCTTCAGCCAGCTAAGGGGGATAGGATAGGTCGAGCCATTGACATTTATCGTGACAGCGGTCACTATCCGGGGAGGCGGCTGATAAATGTTCACATTGACGGTCGCGACCGCCGAGCGGCCTTGATTGTCTTTGACCGTCAACTGAAACACGTAGGAGCCGGGGACCAGACCCCAGAATATGATATCGGTGGTGTTACCCGGGATAAGCGAGCTGCCGGCGGTATTGGGTCCGCTCAGTTGCCCCCATGCATACGTCAATCCGGACCCCGTTGAAGTAGCGCCGCTTAGCCGGATCACAGAGATAGGCGTCGTGAGTTGGGTAGTATCGGTTGTGATGAGGGCCACAGGAGCCGGAGGGGGCACATAGTTGGCCATGGAGGTATCTCCCTGGCGCAGCATCCACTGAAAAAGACTGGAGCCTGTTGTCGCGCAGTAATAGTAGGAGCCATAGGTAGTGGCAGGACTGGTGGAAGCGATGACGTTCACATTCTGGCCGGCGATCCAGCTCGTTACCTTCGGGTCGTACATCGAATTCCAGCAGCAGTGTGTCCCTCCGCCGATATTTTCATAAGCGAAATAGGCCGAGTTCGCGGCCGCCGCATTCATCGGCTGCGTCAGCTGCCAAATACCGCGGGAGTCCTGTGTGCCTTCCAGCCCCATAAACCGGCCGCCATATTTACTGACCCATGTTTGGTAGGCCTGCGGAAAAGGCGGATCGAAACCGAGGAAATTGTCGCCGGGGCCTACCCCTTCCAGGTCCACCCAGCTCCGGACCTCGCTCATGGCCTGCTGATCGCCTTTAAAGGCTGCAAACCCGATCAATTCGCCCCATTCATAGGACCCCTGGCTGAGCCCTGTCACATGAACGCTGCTCCGTTTAACAGGCAGGATTTTGAGCAAGGTCTCCAAAACGGCTTTGAGATGCCACGGCCGCATGTTCTGTACCGGTTGTTGAATACTGACCAGGACGGGATAGTGGACGCCATTACCGAGCTTTACGCCGCCGTCCCAGCCGTTCAATAGCCAGTAATGGGGACCGTAGTTACGCAGCAAAAGCGCATTTGTTCCCACCTCACCGGACCCCGGTATGAAGAAAATGCCCGGCCGAGAAACAGTATCTGCCTTTTGGCGGGTGATCCGGACGTTCCAGGTGTACGGCCCCTCTCCGTTGGCGGCTTCCGTGATGGTCGTGTCATAGGTTACTGGGTTGTTGGGTTCGCTCTGCGCGCAAAGCCGGAAAGCCGGCGCGGTCAGTATGAGCAGCAAGAGAGGCAGAACACCTACTTTTTTCATCGCTTTGCAGTTTTGGGTTTCCAAATTAATACCAGGACGTTGTTCCGCTGTCATAAGTGAGCACGACCAGTCCTCCTGCAGTCGGTGCAGTAATCCCATCGACAACAGTTCCATTGCCGTACGTGACGGTTGTGATCGCTTGGGTGTATTTGATGTACACTACATCATTATTGACCGGGCTGGAGGGCAGATTGACTGTAAGGGCGACCAAGGCTCCTGCCGGGTTGATAATATTGTATTGGTTGGCGACCAGATTGACTGTCCCTCCTGTGGCGGGCGTGGAAATTGAATGCGGATAGCGCAGGGGAATATTGTTGAGCATATCCGACGTCGCGTACGCAAGCGTGCTGGCTCCATTATAGACGGCCATTCGGTTGGAAGAATCCGTGAGCACAGCGTGCAACCCGGTGGCCCTGGAGCTAATGGCATTGAATTGGGCGGTCGTCATTACCGGCGGTAAAAACCCTTGTGTTACGTTTCCGGTAAGGTCAATCGCTGCCGACGCCGATGGAGAGCTATTGTTCGATAATCCTAGCGTCGTGCCTTTGAACCACCAGCGGTTGGTGATGGTTTGAAGGGTCGATCCACTGCCAGTAGTGGTGGGTAACCCGATAATTACATCACTGGGAGTGCCGGTTCCCGTGCCGCTTCCACCGTTCAATTGTAACTGGCTGGCGCCGGTGTTGGTTGCTCCCGCATAGCAGGAGCCGCCGCTAATTGTCAAGGCAGAAGATAAGGAGCCGATAAAGGCGTTAATGAAATCGTTTCCGCCGCGGTCAAATAGGTGGAAAGCTGAAAGACTACCACTCCCTAGATACAGGTTAGCAAGGGAGGAATTGTCCAGTCCCATGATCCACGTATCATTAAATGAAAGACCATTGACGGTCTTAAAAAGCGTGATCGTTTTCATGGCCATTCCTCCGCCGGAAGCCGGGTTTAGTTGAATAGTCCTTCCGGAGATATCTCCTGTACTTGCATCAATCGTATGCTGTGGATCAGTCAGCCCGGATGAAGGACCAACGCCGGGAAAGATCCCTAACCTCCTCGTCTTCCGATTGTATACGAAGGTGTTATCCGAAGTCACCTGGTTGTCGACGGTTGCTGTGACAAGGGTCTGGACGCTGTCATTGGCACTCCAGAGGCTGATCGCTTTGACGACGGCGCTATCCGGGAGCCGCGTTCTTCCACCCACCAGGACATTGGTGTCAAGTGTGGCTCGTGCCAGGATTCTATTACCGATAGCGGTATAGTGCACGCCGTCGGCAGCTCGACAATCTGCACAATTCACTGAGGGCGTCCATGTATCTATCCAATTGGGATACGTTCGAACGATATAATTTCTGAGCCACGTCTGGTCGTAGACCGAGGAAAACCACGGCAATAAAAACCACACTTTCGCACCTTGTGATATAAGGCCGCTGTAGGTCGAAGCGATATTACTTTTTATGGTATTGGTATCGGTGGTGGCAGCTATGTCGTTAACGCCGGCCATGTATACAAATTGCTTTGTATGCGTGGATAACGCTTCCGGAACACGGTTGAGAATATCTGTTGTCCTATCTCCGGCCTTTGCGAAATTCACGACGCTCCCATACCTGCTTTGTAATTGCTGCACGTAAGAAACTCCGTAATCGCCGACCAAATCACCATAGAGGCGGCTATCCCCGAGCACACAAATTGCCGGGTATTTCAACGAATATATGGTTATGGCCGCGCTGTCGATCTCATTGGCTCCCCCATGCTGCCATATGGAAAAATGGCCGGTATTGGGCAACACGTCAGAACTGAGCGCTACGGGAAAATTGTGTGTAATGTAGACGTGAGCGCTGTTGGTAGTCTGGTCTCTGGCGAGAATGGTAACCGAGTAGCGGTTCAAAAATACATTGATCTCAATTTTGTCTCCTGCCGTGAAAGATAGGGCAGCGGTAGAATCGACCCGTATAAAGTTTACACCACGAAAGGCTCTCAGGTATATGCGACCGGCATGCGCCGAATTCGAACCGTCGAATTGAACGGCCATTGAGCAGGGTACATAAGTATTGGTAGTCCGAATTCCCACAGACATGCCAACATTAGCGGCGGCTGTTCCCGTTTTCAAAACAGTAGAAAAGCCCCACTCGTCTGCACCGGTGTAATAGTTATAGTCAAGACTATTGGTAAAATCATCGAGCCCCGCTCCGCCAGATGCGGTGATGACGCCTCCCGTAGCGGTGAAAGTCGCAGATCCGTTATTGGTCCAGCCGGTTAGCGAAGCAAAAGAGGGCGAGCGCAAAATCTGCCCAACGTACGCCTCTAACGTATCCGTGGAAAAAACGGTCACCGTGGTGCCGGACCGGGACAGGCCAAGATTATAGCCAGCCGCCAGAGCGCTGTCCGGCTTTGTAATCGTTAATACCCCAGTATTGCTTAATGTTCCGTCCCCCGACATGGCTACATCCGTAGCTATATTTGATCCATTTCCTACAAAAATATGGCTGGAACTCAGTGCGCTGGAAAGCGCGGTATAGCCGAGCCAGCCATTTACCGTTGCCGCATCCGGTGTAAAAAATAATGGGGCTGTCCCGCCGCCGGTCGACTTGAATATTTGTCCATTGGTGCCCCCGCTGGATTGCAGCAGTTGGCCACTTCCATTCCCATAGAAGATTCCGCCAGCCGTGGTTAATGTAGAAAAAATCGGCGCAAAGGAAAGAAAGGAATGTTGGCCCGCCCAGTTAAAGGTAAAGGCTGGATTCACTTTTCCGAGTACATTTCCAGTAGTCGGCGAAAAAAGCAAGGAAGCATCTGTGCCGTCCACCGAATTGACCGATCCTGTCCCGACGAGGACGCTTTGAAAAGTACAGGTCCCGTTTGCGCAATTATAGACGGTATCGTTGGATATGTGAATGCTGTCCAATTTGCTGTGGAACGAATTCCAGTCTGTAGCTATGATAGCTCCTCGTGAAGCAGTGCCACCATCTGGAATATTAATAGTGATGCTATTACCCAACGTTGCCGGGCTGACCGGTACACTGATATCGGAGGCGGGATTGTGTGTCGCCGTAAGGCCGATCGTACTATGGGCAAGCGCAGCATTCGGAATGTTCTGCAATGTGTTGAGCGTGCCGTCTATCGTATGATTGGTCAGGGACACGGCAGCCGCATTTTTTGTGGCATCGCTTGTATTGTTGACGAAGTCCAGGGCGAGGTTTCCTTTGATGAGACCTGCATTACCTTCCGACAGGTTATTGGCGACAGAATAAAACGGCGCCCCCGGTAGGGCGGTGGAATCCGTATACCATCTTACGAGGTTCGCGTTCCCTGTGGAATCCTTGAACCAGTAAACGAGCGTCGATCCTCCCAACCATACGCCATTGGATTGCAATATACCCCCGCTGTGAACAAAGATCGGGAAGTGCCCGGAACGGTATTTGGCCAGATTCAGGTAGGAAAAGACTTCTGTGGTTCCGTTGTAGTCTCGCATCACGAAATTAGTAGCATCGTAAAACCATGAACGCCCGTCTGTAGATACAGCTTGGGCAGCGCCATAGCTTTTGTTACTCACCGTACAGCAAGTCGAAGGGTTATACGTCTGACTACTGGCTGAAAAAGTAAGAACTGCGAAGAAGATTCCTAAAAGGAGGGACCGGTATTTATCCGGTAACCTCTGGTTATGGGTCATTGTCATATCGTTTTTTTGGTCTTTACGAATAAGTCATTGTTGTGGTTATGGCATCTAGGTTCATGGCATTGCGGCTGATCACATATTTAAAACCGTTGATATTCAGGATCGCGTGCATTACACTATCAGGAATGTTTCCTTGGTTGAATCCGGTATTGATCCATGTCGTCTTATCGTTTTCGGTATTGGGATATCTCAGGACATTGAACTGGTTATTTTCGGCTCCCGTTTGCCCGGAATAATCGATCACAATGGGGGCATTGTGCGTGATATTCTGCGTGATCTGGTAATCGAGCGTGTCGCTTCCGCCGCTGAGGTCCGGGAAGGGATCAGTGTCCCCAAACCACCACTTCGCCTGCAGGGCGGCTGTCACGGTCAAACTTGCTGTCAGCGAGGGCGACGGACCTGCACCGTTGGTCACGATCGCGTAAAAACTGTCACCGCTATCTGTGAGCTGTGCATTGACCAAACTATAGGAAAGCGATGTAGCCCCGGCAATGGGGGAGCCATTTTTGTACCATTGAATGGTGTATACCGAAGATGAAGTGACCCCGATCGTAAAAGTCGCCGTATCACCTACATTGACGCTGGCGTTCGAAGGCCCGGTTATAACAGCTAAACCGCCGCCAATGGCGTTGATCATATTCTGAGCAGCCGGCCAGTTGCGCAGCAGCGAGAATAGGTAGTTTGAGGTATCGCGCAGCGTTGGGTCATTGGGATTGAGGTTATACCGGTTTTGAACGGCCACGCGCTCCATATAAATGAGCCTCGCCTGTCGCATGTTCAGGTCCCCTCCCTGGTAGACCATTTTTGTATGACTATCGACTACCGTCAAGGGCTGGCAGAGCTTGGCGATCTGCAATATTTGCGGTATGGATAATTGAATACTCATTAGAAATACAGATTAGGATTATTAAGCATTTGTTGATAAATAGAAATGCAGAATTGTGCGCTGAAAATATCCAGTCCAACGGCTACTGCCTGCACGGCAGAATCGATGAGCATTCGGAGCTTGCTTTTGTTCTCGAAATAAGGATAGTCGTTCAGGATATTCAGGTTGGTCGTTGCAGCCTGCTGCTGGGTCAGCGAATAATAAAACTGCTCTGCATATTGTGTAGCGACGTATAACTGGCTTTTGGTATACAAAACGGTCCCTACATTGTTATTCCAATTGACAACGATGTTCAGCGCGACGTCTGACGTCAGCGGCGAAATGGTGATCGAAGGATTGGCGATCGGCCAATCGAAGGGCGAGCCGGCGTACTGGTTGCCGGCGGAATTCAGAAGGATGATCTTGCGATCCGTGATCGCTCCATCGCTGCCTGTGCTTGTGTCCACCAGGACTAGTTGGGACGGATCAGAAGTTGGGGCAACGGTAAAGGATGGAACAAGTGCCATATTATTGCTAGTTTTTTAATATTTTAAAAAAGTCCTTCTTGTTTTAGTCCTTTGGCCGCCAAAATTCGAGGGACGATATTGCCATAAATTTGTTTGTGAAGCGTTTCCGCTTTTTTTGTGTCTCCTTTATATAATTTGACAAATTCCGGAATGGGCACATCCGGCATTTTATTTATAAAATCATCGCTCTTAAGGAGACCATTTTTTTTATATGCATCCAATAGTTGAAATGAATGTTGTCCGCTATTGAAGTAGGCGAGCCTGAAGAAATCTCTTTGCTGTGGACTAAGCGTTATGTTCTTTTCATGTAACTTCTCGTCAAATTCATCATTGAAAGCTCTGAGCATTGCGGCTTTCGCCTGCACCCCCGCGTCAGTTGTTTTGAACATGACGGATTCTTCATTAGCATCTTTTCCAGCGGGACCACCTGGTTTATCCCACACTTTGTAGTTTTTCTCGAAATCTTGTGGCAAGTATCCTTTCTTTTTTAGTTGCGGGAGATAGTCTAAAAAACTGTCCAGACCGAAGCTCCATAGCCCACTGACCGGATATTCATCGTCTCCTGTGTAATTGACCGTCATTTCGCCCGTTATCTTATCTTTTTGCGGGTATAGTCCACTCTGTCCCTCGATCATACTGGAAGCATAAAGTAATGCAGGATCAAGACCTAACTTTTTCGCTTCTTTGATCGCTAGATTCTTGGATGTATCCGAGGCATACTCAGGTTTTTCATTTACTCGCAAAGGAATGTCGCCATAGCCTTTCAGCACCTCTTTACCATATTTCTGTCGAAACGAATTAGCATAGTTTAATCTCGAAGTCGGATCATTATAGTTTGGCAGGGGAATTGCCCCGCTTGGCGTATTGCTCGAAGTTGCGGATGGAGATACTGCTACAGGACTAGTCGCTGCTGGTTGGGCTGTTGGCGACGGTTCGGCCGGGGACTGGACCGCCGTAGGGTTGAATTTAGAATTATAGTATCCTTCCAGGTCAGTGCCATGTGTGGACATCTGGGGATAATAGAGCTTCCCGATATTGGTCGTATCGGCGTTGATAAAGTTGGGCGACAGGCCTTGACGGATGTACCCGAGTTCTTTGGAGCCCAGATTGCCAAATTTGTCCCCTTTTCGTATCTGATAGGCTTCGTACTGGATGTTAGGGATTTGCTCCGCCGTAATGGAGAACTCCGGGTTTTGCTTTTTGTACTGCGCGAGCAGCGCTGTCTGCGCCTTGGGGTCCGTCAGATTTGCTCCCGGCTGCTTGCCGGCAAAGTCTAAAAATGAATTCCACTGCGTCCGCTGGTCCGGGGTACTGGGTACATAGCCTTTTGGTGCGGTGGGTGGATTCCCTCCGCCTCCTCCGCTTCCCGGATCGTCTAATATGGCATAATACTTTCTCATTGAGATGTTTTTCCGTTAGGCATTCGGCTGCCGGATTTTTTTGCTATTTCAGGGGTAATATGCGCTCCTGTTGTCCCGGCCAATATTCCTATTACGACGCCTTCTAAATAATTATTTAATTTAGCGTCGGGCACCCCGTTCGACTTAGCTCCGTCGTTAAACGCTTTGAATCCTTCTGATATGAAAATGGGAGATTTACTTTCAAAGTATTCAGCCCATGTTAATTTTTCTCTTCCTGCAGACGGCTTTACTGAAGACCAAGGCAGAGGATTGCCGTTATTATCTGTTGTGCTGAATAGTTCTTTCACGTCTCCCGCAAGTGGAGATAATTTATTGGCAGCTTGCTGTAATATCTTCCTTCCTTCAACGTCTCCCGGCTTCCCTTTCTCGTCTGTTTTTATAATTCCGTTTGCACGTAATCCTTCTTTCATCAATGAAGCCACGAATCGCAAAGAGGAATTCATTCCGCCGGAGGCGTCAACGTCTTTTCCTACAATTTTAAATTTCATCCAGTCCGGCTCCAGAGGATTAGTGAAATTTATTTTTTGTTTAGAACCGTTCATCGTCAATATAGCCTGGTTAGCAGCAAGGCCAATCATATAGGTAGCCATCATTTCGCCTGTATGTCTTGCGACCATTTTGGCCTGCAATTTTTGTGCATCAGTCGGGGCTGCAATCTTATTCGGAGAAGCAAGGGATGCCCCCCATTTCGCGAATGTGCCTACCGCCTTGGCGGGTTCCGAAAAAATTCTTTGATATTGAGAAGTGACCAGTTTAGGAGCAAAAACCACCACATCGGTATACTTGCCTGTTTTTACGCTTGTTGTGCCGGAAGAAAGATTCGCTATTTCTGCGATGGTCTTAATTACATCGGAATTTCCTTTTGCTTGATCCGAAAGTCCATTATACATTTTCTTAAACTGCTCCAGCCTATAAGGCTTCATGGCATTAAATCCTCTTTCACCCATTTTTGCCAATTTGCCCCAAATCCCCTGATATTTAGAGTAATCGTCTCCACTTAAATCGGTGGGATCACATTTAACTCCAGCCTTTTTAGCCATTATAAACATAGGATCGCGAACTAAATCGCCCATGTCCTTTTCGTATCTTGCTTTTCCTTTTTCCGTTAAACCCCCGAACGAATATTGGTAAGAATTCAACATGAAATTGAAATAGCTCTTCCAATTGAAAGGCCGGTATAGATCACCTCCCACATGCGTTATGGGCGCTACGCTCCCGTGCAGTGCAGTTACTATGGCCGCCGGACCTGCAATCACTGCTTTCCAAAACTTTTTAGCGGGGGATTGGTCGGCTGATTTAACCCAGGCTTTGGCCTGTTGTATAATCTGATTTCTTTTATACATGGCCGCATACATCTTATCGGTGACAACTTTTGCTCCTTTGGGTTGTGCAATGGCTCGGCGGACCTGTTCGGAAGATAAGCCGCTATCCATTGCAACCTGCTTAATCACATCGTGAAAATCAGTTTTGCCATTCTCCATTACAGCCTTCGTGTGTTCCCAAATTGCTTTTGACTCCTCCTGTGTGAAATTGTTGTCTTTTTTATCGATAAAATGTGTGGCAATATCAATTTTGGGTTTATTAATTTGAGTCTTAGGTGTGGGCGCTCCCTTAGGTTTAATTAGACCCAAATTTTGTTTAGCTTGGAATATTTGATCTTTCAGAGCTTGTTCCCTAGCACTTTGCTGCCGTTCGGTTTTGGTTTTTACTTTCCCGGCTTGCAGCTCTTCCAGTTGCTTTTCGAGGGCTTTAATTCGTGCCGCTTCTTTTTTATCTGCAATACCAGTATAGTGGTCTTCTAATTCTTTTGCAAATCTTTTCTGATCTTCTGCAGAAAGCCCTTTATACCAATCAGCTTCTTTTACTTTCTCTATAATAGCGGCTATTCCATCAGCAATTTGACCAGTTTTTTCAATGGCCTTTGCTCCTAATTCTACAATATCATTCCAGCTTACGCCCATTTTATGAACCGGAATGTCGTTGCCGTCACTGTCCTTAAAAGTGAATTCTTTATTCTTTAATTTCCGAACAAGATTTGCGGCTTTTTTAGCTTTGTCTGAAAAAGTCGTCGATTTTTTTGACTGATCGCTATTGTTAATGTCATCCAATCTCTTTTGTAAATCTGAAATGGTTGTTTCTTGTTCTTTTATTCTAGCGTGAAGATTTTGAGCAGTTTCGGCTTGTTTGTCAGTCAAAGGCTTGCCGCTTTGTTCCTTAAAAGCTCTTTTTATGGAAGTGACAGTTCCTGTGTCCAAATCGGTGCTTCCTTGTTGTCGCCGACCAATTTCGGCCCACTCTGTCTGCATGGGCTGAATACGCGCCGCCCAATCACTTTCGGCTTTTCTGGCATCTTCAGCCTCCGGACTTTCTTCTCCATGTTCCTCGATAGCCGCATCTGTCGCTTTGGCTAGTTGTTCCAGTTGAGCGCGAACGACACTTACATCGTCGGCTATTAAGCCTTTGCCGGTTTCAAACGCTTCCATTATCCTTTCTGGATCAGCCCCTCCCCTTAGTAACGTCCTTCCTCGTTCGACTCCCGCTTCGACCGACAAGCCAGTCCCCGGTTCGGGGGCCTTGACGCCAGCCGAGGCTTCCCGTTCTTTCTTAACTCGTTCGGCAATGCCCGTTTGCGAACCTGCTTCGCCTCCAGCGGCTACTTTCGTCCCACCAGGGCCGCCTGGTGGCTCTTGCCCCTCCCCTTCCCCGCCAGTTTGGCCGGGAGATGCTTCCCCTTGCTGGCCTGGTCCCACTCCTTCACCTTCTGGGGTCCCCCCAGCGCCTGCGTCCCCGCCTGCGTGTGCGCCCAGCGTTCCTGGGCTAGACTCTGATAAGGCATCGTTTATAATATTTGAACTATGAATCGTCCGTGGCAGGTCCGACGTGATGATCTTCGGAACGTCTCCGCCGGTCTTGGACTTTAATTCCTGACCGACATTAGCGGCATCTTGCATTCCCTTATCTGTCAGATTGGTATTGCCCGAACGGAAATTATTTTTTGCATTATCCTCTGTCTCTCCGTGCCGGATGACATGAATATCGCCGTTCGTCCCTTTGAAGGTTTCCAGATCGCCGTTGTGGGTTTCGGCGGCGTTGTACTTGTCGGCGAACTGTTTTTTCTGTTCGCCAGTCAGTTTATCGACTGCTGGGCGCCCCATTTCTTCCCAGACGCGCATGGCTTTAAGGACGGAGCTATGGGTTACAATGGTCGTATTATTGGGGTCTTCCTGGAGCGCCTTTTCAAAGGCTGGAATGACCCGATCCACGAATGCGCCGAAGGTTTCGCCGCCGGTCTCGCCGGCCGGATGCTGATCCCAGGCACGGACCACGCCTTCGAGGTGTTTTTTTGCTGCCTCGTCCTCCGGCTTCCCTTCCATGTCCCCCAGGTTCCACGTACGGAATTGGTTGGTAGGTTGTATTTTGTCGGAATTTGGAGTAAAAGAAGATGCGGCCGGCACAGGCTCTGTTGTGGTTGTAGGAGGCGCCGCACCTTCTTGCGATGGTTCTGGTGTTACTTGCCCTTGGTTCCCGGCTTGGGCATTGTCTGGGATGGCTTCTTGGCCATGAGTGGGTTGTTTTTGGTTATGTAATTCGAAAGCCTTGTCAACCAGTTTTTTGCCATAAATTGCTTCCACTTCTGGGCGCTTGCTAACCTCTTTTCCTTCTTCGTTTTTGGTTTCGGTTGCGGCGTCGTAAATTTCTGAGAAGACGACTTCCGGCTCATTGCGTTTGATAGCTTCCTTAACGGTCCCTTCCATGGTCGGGACTTTCGATAACAGGTCAAGATGATCGGTCAATAATTGGTTGAGTTCACTTTTCTGCTTATCCGCATCCGAAGTGTGCAGGTCCGAAATATCCTGGTTGATTTCGTGGATTTTGGCCTCAATCGCCGGCTTCTGTGGGTCGGGCGCATTTTTGAGCTTTCCTTCCAGCACTTTCTTGCGCAGCATCTGAAATGTGAGATCAGCCGCTTCTTTTTCAGTCATGGGCGTTCCATCCCCTTTAACATGATCGCTTTGCTCTAAAATATTTCCCGTCATTTTAATGACGTCTTTGATCTGGTCTGCCCGATCCGGCGTTACCTGCCCCCGCTGAACCATTTGATCGATGAGTTCGATATTTTCTTTGGGATGCAGGCCTGCTTCAACCAGTGCATATTTCTGAGTGGGATTAACTTTTGTAGCGTTGACGCCGCCCCATACGCCATGGAACAGTGCAGGAACTGCCATTGTAATCCCGGTTTGTATAAGACCATCCTTTATCGCATCCCCGAGATTGGGATCTTCATTTAACACATTTTTGTGGACGACATACTGGGCGCCGGGAACGACGAGTCCGTACTGCAGGCCTGCGAGACCCAATTGCCGGGCAGTCGCCTTTGTTCCGGCGACCATTTTGTCAACGAGCGGCTTGTTGGTCGTGAGCACTTTGTTCCACGTGGACTCGTCCACGCCAGCAATAAGCTTTCCAAGGCCCGTTTCAGCACCGATCATTCCTTTGACGACTTTGATATCAGGATTGATCAGGGAAGCCAGTGAGATGATTGCTGCATCCAGGTGCGACTTTAGGAGAGGCTTTTCGTCGCCGCGGGCGAGCGACTGTTCATATAGCTGGTTCTGGGTTGAGGCATACATGGGCACCAGCGCATTCGCCATTTGCTGGGCCTTGGATGCGTCTCCCACGAGCCCTCCCATCAAAAATGATTGGTCCGCGATGCCGAGGATCTGGCCGATCGTGTTGGACGCGGTGTAGAGCACTGCTTTGCCGGTAATATTCTGCTGGCCGGCATTTGGATTGACCTTGATCTGATCTCCGTGGTTGATGATCAGGTCAGTAGCTTTTTGATTCTTTTGAATCGTGGTCAGGTTCGGATTATCAAAAACCTCTTGAATGCTCTTTTGTAGCTGGTCATCGATCAGGATAGGCGATTGCTGCATAGAAAAGGCGCTTCCTTCGTAGCCGGCCAGCTCGGTCAGCGCCTGGTGGCCGATATTGGCAGCCGCATTTTTGGCCTGCAGTTGATCGCTACCCAGTAGATTGATAAACGTGTTTTTGATGAAGCGCAGGGTATTGTCGGAAGTCTCGCCGGCCCCAAGCAATACCTGCTGACCGGCCACCCCAGCGCTGCCCATAACTCCGGAAGTGCTGCTAAGAGCATCTTTGACGACACGGGTAGCCTGATCGCCATAATTGAGCGGAAAACGGCGTTGGTCTTCCGATCGCGCATAGTCAATGGCTTGTTGCCCTTCGTAGAGCTTGGTAGCTTCTTGCAGCAACGGGTCTTTCTGGAATTCCTGGAAAAAATATTGCTGCATCTGCGGATCGGTAGTGCTATTGATATAGTCCTGGTAGTGCTGTTTTACCTTATCGATCTGGGGTCCAAGATCGGCCGTGCGCTGCGAAATATATTGAGACGTGTTTTGCCTTCCTTGGTGCTCCAGGGCATAGAGGACGTTTTCAACACCACGATCATAGGCGTATCCTTCTTTCCCTTGCGGAATTGGCGTACCGCCCGGCTGGTCTAGTCCCCGGTTCTGGCGAATGATGGCCATATCCTGCTTATATTTCCCGGGGTTGAACATTTTTTCCGTCTCCAGGCCTGCGTACTGAAAATCGGAAAGGCCGAGCTTTTTGTCGTCGCTGTTCCAATACTGCGTCAATAGTCCCGGTTGAAGCGTGTTGATCAGGGGACTGAATACATTTTTTAATTTTTCCGTATACTGTTGCCCCAACCCATGCTTTGATAGAATTCCCTGCGCGCCGGCGATGTAATGCTGCAAATCATCATAAGTATCGGCGGGGGAAGGCGTAAATAGCATATTCAAATTGTGAGCGTCGGCGGCGGCGTCCGGTCGTCCCGATCGAAATACAGCCATCCGAATATCAGTACCGTCTTTCAGCCTTCCGTAGTTTACAGGATTATCTTTGTAAAGCGACGTATACTTCTTCAATAAATTTTCGTCCTGGATGTCAGGAAAATCCTCCAAGGTGGCTTTGGTAGCTCTCGGATCGGTTCCCCAGGTAGAGGCGATATCGTTCACACTTTTTTCGTATTGGTCCTGGTAGCCTTTATTCCGGGCGACGTCCTCCTGGTTATTCTCGGTCAGCCCCCCCTGCGGATCAACCACGTTTTGTCGGACGGGTTGGTTGGCAAGATCCTTCAGGTGCCGGACGTCCTGTATAGGCGTATGTACTACCTGGTGCTCCGGCGGAGCGGGCTGTTCGGTAGTAATACCCAGCGTTTTGGCAAAAGAGCCGTAGGTCGGCGGTGCATCGAACTTATTATCCTTGAGGTAGCCATAATATTGCCGGGCGGTCGAATCGTTGGATAGCGTTTTTTTGAACGAATCCAGCGATGGCGCCACGTCAGCCCCGGCCTTTTTAAGGTAGTCATAGTATTGCGCTACCTTGTCGGGCGGTTGTTGGCCGTTTCCGGTTTGTCCTTCGTCTGGAGGCGCCACTTCTGGTATGTCGACTTCTTCTGCCATTATTGCCATTTAATGCCGGACCCTCCTTTTGCTGGCGTCGCCGGCGCGGCTGAAGGGGCTTGCCCTTGAGTTTTGGTTTCTTTAGCGGATTCTTTAATTCCGAACATCGCTTTGGCGGCGCGGGCCTTGAATTCACCGATCGTCATCGGTTTGCTGACTTCGGTATTCACCGCGCGGTTGTCGCCGGTCTGGCCCGGTTCATAAAAAATGGGCGTCACCGATTGTCCGTCTTCACTTAGCCGGAAAGCGTCTACCAAAATGGGCTGTCCTTTTTCGTCGGGTACGGCAAATTCTTTCTTCAGGATCGTCGAAGCGGGGATCTCATATTGCTGGATGACCTTCCCGCCAGCCATACTATAGGTGCGCGGATGCTGTTTGGACTCTTCCAGCATGCTTCGAACAACACCATTCATGACATCATCTTTGGCGTTGACATCTAAAGTCTTCCACCTGTGTTTTATATCCGCCAATTTTTCACGATCTCCTTCCCGCAATGCTTCCATAACCTTTCTCTGATCAAACTGCACGTTCATTTTCGCCTGCAGATTCGTTTCCTCTTTTGGCGTTCCTGCTTTCGGGGCTGCGTTGATGGCGTATATCTTGGCCCGGTAAGCGGCATAGTTCTCCGTCGGATTATTGGGATCAGTCGGAGCAATAACCTGGGGCTTCGCCGTGCCGGTCATAGCGAGCCATTTTTCGGGGGCAATCGCCGCAAACTGCTGATCTACGGCTGCCCGCTGTTGCTCCGGAATGGCTTCCCATGCCGCCGCCGCATCCCGCCCCGGGATGTGCTGGGCGAGCTGGCCTTTCATATTCTCGAAAAATTGGGTCGGGGTATTACCAAAAAGAGTAGGCGTCCGGCGGGTTTGCAAGTCGCTGATCTTTTCTACCTTCTCTGCTCCTTCCACCGGCTTCGGTTGCCCGGAAGCCGTTGCTTCCAGTTTGGCAAAATCCGTCTGGGAGCCTTGATATCGAAAGCTATCGGGGTTTGTTAAGTCACCATATTTAGGGTGGTTGCGCACCTGATCGAGCGGCGTATTATTGAGCGCGGCTAACCGATCGCCAAAGTCGTCGTTATACAGATTGGGTTTCGCTTTTCGCTCCCCCAAGAGTTCTTTGGCCTGCGTGTTCAGCTGGGCGCTTTGGTTGATGGCGGCCATCGTTTGGCCCAGAGCAGCATTTTTTTGTATCTGGAGTTCATTGAACTTTCGCGGATCGGCCTGAACTTTGGGATTCAGCATCTGCATGGCGACGTTCTTCCATTTGCCGTAGGAGTCCATGACCTGGTCCATGTCGATACTGCGGACATTGGCCAGTTCTTTGTTCATGAGTTCATCAGCCTTCAAGGTGGTTTCCTGCTGGTATTTCCGGCGGTCCTGCTGTTGGGCCAATAGAGCGGCGGTCACCCTGTCGGTGAACGGGGTATCAATTTTTACGATCCCTCCCCATGGAGCCCCTCCGCCCGGTAATTCGCCGATCTGTGCCATTTATTGTCCGATTAAGAAATTTCGTGCTGAATTGGGGTCGATACTACCTACTAATCCGGCGGGGCTATTGTATCCACCGGCAGTATTTGCTGTTCCTGGATTGTACAGATAGGGAGCGGGCGCCCCAGACGCCGCTGCCGCATTACCACCTCCACCAAACGCGCCAGACGACAACGCACCGGTAGCCGTTCCGAGCAGTTTATCCGCCCCCGAAAGGATATTCTGGTTTGACTGCCCGAGCAGCCCCATGCCGTAGTTGTAATTCTGGATGTACTTCTGCCGTTGGTTCCAGTCGAAGAGTTTGTCTTTCCAGGAGGCCGCCTGCTGGTTGACGCCGATCAGTTGGCCTATGTTCTGGCGGCGAGCTTCCGCGCTTTGTGCGTTGAGTCTCCCGGAGGCATCATCGCTGGCCTGCTGGATGGCACCGATATTGCGCACGGCCCCGCCAGGGGAAGCAGAGGCGGCTGTAATCGCCGCTGCTTGGTTGCGTTGAATATCTTTTTGTGCCGCCTGCAATTGCTCCGAGGGGGTGCCTTCCAGCGCGGCGCTTTGGGCAATCTGCTGGTTGGCAGTGACCTCGGAAGGCATTTCTTCGTTGGGATAAGGATTCTGGGCCAATAGGTTTTTGGCCTTTTTGCGACCGAATAGCCCTCCTACGATCCCCAGCGCCGCGCCTCCGAGGCCTCCAATCAAGGTGCCCACCCCGGGTATGACTGATCCCAGTGATGCTCCCGCGCTTGCTCCTGAAAGTATATCGTCTGGCATTTTTTTGGTTTTAAGGTGTTTTTTGTGAAGGCGTCCACCGGAGAATAGGCGCGTAAAAAGCGTTGAAGGCACTACTTGGTGCAGATAGTAAGATTCTGATCCAATTGCCTTTCAGATAATCGCCTTCGTTGATAGCGATGGCCGCATTCGCCTGGCTATTGGCATCCCGCTTGAAAGCCGCGTTTGCTTGTCCTTCCACGACCTCAAAATCTTCCAGAATCAGTTGACTGATCTGCTGTAGACCGGTCTGGGGATTGATGAAACTTGTCGTAATGTCTCCTACATTCGGGGCCGTCCATACCTTGTTGTTGAAAGTTTGAAAAGAAAGGGCATCGTATGTTTTGCGAATAGCTTCCTGATCGTTATAGATTAATTCTAGCTGCGGAAGCATAGAAAAGCCATAATAGTTGCGATTATTGCCCGTATCATTATGGATGTACAGCTGCCCTTGATAAAAGGAGATCAACTGATTTTCAGCGCAAACGATCGCCTCCGGCGCGAAACGGTAGAAGCTGCTAAAGGCGTTTGTCTTTTCAATAAAAGCAATCGTTTGTGAAGGGATAGTCGTATGACCTTTTATTCCTCCCTGAAAGCACATCAATGTTTCAGCATAACGATCGCTGGAAAAGCTGTATACCCCTAATACGACGGCATTTCCGGCCGTAACCGCATTAAACTGTTGCAGATATCGAGGTGTAAGTGATCCGGCAAAGGTTTGCACCATAAACTCTTCGGATATCTGCTTAATGCCATCAAGGGACAACCGGCAGATAGCCCCGCGGACAGGATCAAAAAACCAAATCTGGTAATCATTAATGGCCAAACAGTCTGGCTGGTTGCCGATACCGAAATCCTGGTCGAAATATTGGATGTTATTTTGCTCAATGATCTGGTCGTTGACGATCAGCTGGGTTTCTCCGTTGTTATTCTTTATAAATTTGCTATAAACTCCCACTTCTCCCCACTTTCTTTCTTGCGCCACCCGTAGCCGCTTTTGCCATTGCACCATTCGCATGACTTGTCCGTAAGAGGTAGTGAACTCATCTTTGTTGGCGTCAAAAAATCGGTTGGTCTGCAAAATATTGGTGCCCGGTACATAAGGTTCCGAAAAACGGAACAGCGTAGGAAAGAAGGTTTGCTGAGCGGTTCCGTCGATCGTACTAGGTCTATTGTCCGAATTGGTCTTGAGGTTGTAGATGTCCGAAAAAGAAGCGTCAAAAGCGAAGATGGAGATATTGCGGATCACGTCCAGTTGGATGGTCATTCCCCCGATGAGCATTTCGTTGACAGCCGTCATGACCATCCAGAGCTTTGTATTGCCTGGCATCGAGATACTGGCATCGATCACGAAATTATTGGATTGTCCAGGGACGAGCCCCGTCTGCTGCGCCAGGATAGGTTGAGTGGTGACGATATTACCCGGGGCAATGAGCTTGAAAAAGCCGGCAAACTGTCCATTCGGGTCCGTTTTATCGACGACAGGCAGCGTGAACCGCACGCGCACGACGATCGGAGAGGCTGATTTATTGAAAACCGTCGGTTGCGCGGTCGTATAAAAAGGAAAGTCGGTAGAGAGCAATCCCGCTCCCCGCGGTCCATCTCCCTGGATTTGATAGACGGAGTTGTTGGCCAGAAATCGCGCGCCACCTCCAGGATCAATCCACAATGTGCTTCCTGGCGTCGTCATATCAAAACTGCCCGTATTGATCGAGTAGGAGTTCTGTATCGGCACCGTCCGGGGCCGAAAGAAAATATCGCCGTCGGATATCTTGACGATATTGTCAGCGACGTTCCCCATGTGGTAGGCTGTCAGCAGTCCTGGATTGCCAATGGCGAAGGTCTCCCCTACTTCCCAGAAAGTGTTGGGAGAAGAGGCGACCTGCGCTTTGTAGTTGTAGATCAGGATCTGGTAGTTCTGAAAATCGTCCGTTCCATCGAATTTAAAATCAGCGGATATGTCGGCCGTTGGATAGGCGATCTGGATAAAGGTGCCGACTTTAACAACGCCGTTGATATTGGGGTTGACGACGACGCCGAGAATGGCATAGTCCAGGTTGAGGGTAGCAACGAGGGCTCCGTTGGCGGAATAGCGCCCGAGAACGCGAATTCGATCTCCCGGGACAAAGCTTGTAGCACCGTAGGAAACGACGCCTTCCGTGGCACCGATAGCCGTGTTATAGCTGAAAATGTTGGTTACTCCAAAATACGCGTACTGGCTATTGACAACTTGGCCCGTCCCGCTGTAGGCTGCATCGGAAATCCAATCCAACCGGCGGTTGAACGTCAGGTTGTCCGTCCGAACCGGGCGCCAATAAATGGCCCATGCCGGAGGCCTGTATCCTGATACGTCCAAAGTGATCTCAGGAGTCATCCGACTTCCGATTACGTATGGAGGCGTTGTTACCTGGCCTTGGATGTTGCTAATCACGCCGTTAGTTCTTCCGTACGCATCGAAATAAATAGCGCCCCATTGCGAAGCCGATTGAGGATAAAAGGCGAGCTGGGGATAGTTATACGGGAAGGTGGGAAGCGTGCTTTGACCTTGGACATAGGAAGATTGAACGGTAACCTGGCCAGAAGGGTAATATATCGTAATCGAATTGGTATCGCTACTAACAAAAACCCAACCGGCGGCCACGGCTGCTGCCTGCAAATTGGACAAGATGGTCGCGATCGTACCAACCAGGTTGTTGATCGAAAAACTGATATCGGTGGCTCCCGATTTGGCCCGAACAGCGAGAAACGCAGGCGGCCAAAACAGCGTGGTAGGATTGCCGTTCCCGTCATTGCTGCCAGCACCGGTCAGAAATACCTGGACATGCGGCTGGCCACTGAGCTCAAACTGACCATTAGTCGTCGCAAAAAAACACGTCCCGTTAACCGAATAACGTGGAACGGTCTGGTTGGAAGCGGTAACATTCAGGACAGGGTTAAAAAAATCGTAGCCTTCAAGGATACCGGCATAAGCCGGCGTGTTGCCATTGAGCAAAGTACCGCAATTGGTCTGTAGTGGCACAATGTCAAAGTTCAATACGGCAAACGCCGGGTCTTCAATAATATAACTGCCGGTGTTGTAGAACAGGAATTTATAGACCGTATTATCCGCAATTCCAAGATCGGCTTTTTTCAAATCGGCCAAAATATACCAGTCACTGGTGGCGCCGTCTTTGGTTTGCTTGCCGTATACCCGGATGGTCTTAACAGTGGCGTCGCCTGTGGCTACGTAGACTGCAATGCGTGCGTTCTGCGATTTATCGATATTTTGAGTCGGGTCGAAGGGGTAGGTCGGAAGCGGTACTTTTGAAGCCGTGGAAATAACAGTCTTTTCGTTGTTGTCGCAAATATGCGCACAGGCAAATTTCCAGAGAGAATTGATCAGGTTGTTGGCCTGAACCGTGCTGTCGTTTTCATAAGTCACTTGGGGAGCCATGATCGGTGGGGCCTTGATCACATCGATGTAGCTCCTTTTCACCTTGGGATATGTGCCTGCCAGGTAACGATTAATATTGATCTGGGTAGGACGGCCGAGCGAATCGACATAAAATAAGATCGGCCCGAGGGGCGCGTCCGCGTACAGAATATCGATGGAACTGATTCGTCCAGTGGCCGTAAATCCCAATGGATCGCCATCGGTATTGGTCCCTGTCTGTATCAGTCTTTGAAATTTATTGACCGCCTGGGACGTAGTATTATACACATATATTCCGTGCAGGCCGCCATTGTTCCAGTTGAAGAAAAAAGCACGTTTGTAAACAGGATCGTATTTGGCTGCGACCGTGGCGTTCTGGCCAGCGGGCAAAAAGCTATTGGGAACAAGCGTGGTACCCAAGTTCGTCTCTGCCCTACGGTTGCCTACCGGTCCGCGCCAGATCACATCATAGGCGGAGCGTACGTATCCTTTGCCAATGTTTTCATTAGTGGAATCGGTATCCATGGCTCCGACAAATGATATGACATCGATAGGCATTATCCTCTTAATTTCATGGTTTCCGATTCCCGGATGACCTGGTTGATTTTTTGTAATATGACTTTCTTCTTCGGCATACGGCGACGGGCGTTGATCTTTGCGGCTATGTACTCCTGATAAGTTCCCTGCTTATCTTTCCACTTGATAAAAGCGATGATCGCCTCCTGTAAGGCGAGCGATACTTTGTAGTCGCCATCGCGCTGCGGGCTGTAAATGCATTCGAAAAGGATGCTGCTGTATTTGAAATCTGGTTGCAGGATAACTACCCGGTTCTCTTCATCGACCCTGGCATCGCCGTACTGGATAAGCCCCCCTCCTACCCCGAAAAGCGGCTGGTATACACCGTCATAGAAATAGTTGAGATAAAAGGGGCTTTGGATAAGCGTAGGAAGGCTATCGGTGATATCCGGGGTAAGATCGACAAGCCGATTAGGATTCAATTCCTTCCACGACGTCAGCGCATTGTTGATTTTCAGCGTGCTGATCTCCCCGTTGTTATTCAAAATGCCGATTTTCGTCCAGGTGATACAACCCGGAGGAAAATTGACCGTCATGTTAGCGTTGACGGGAATGCGCAACGTGATCGGATGAGCAGATATATCATACATAAGGTCTACCAAGGCGCGGAAAGCCAGTATCCAATATTTATCCCGGTCACCGTCCGATTTTTCGCATTCGTCGAGCGTATAGTCCACGATTTGCAGCAGAGAGACTTCGGGTAGTATGTCGGTATTGGCTATGCTCATGACTTGAGAGTGTTGTTGCCGGCTGGCAGGTTATCCCGGATGACGTCTTTGGGTTCCTGGTAACGCTGTGTCAATTTAGTGACCACATTGTTAAAAATGGCCTCGATTGCGTCATCGGGCAAATTCATCGGCAACGTGATGTCTGACGTCCTGGTGATGGGCATTTGGACATAAAAGACACGTCCCAGCAGGGGTTGGTTATCGCTCGCCTGCAGGCGGATAATGGTGGCATTCGTATAGTCTACCCAAGCCCGAATCCCGCCAGGCATCGGCATATTGGCCCGGCGCCCTACCCTTTTTGCTTTAATCAGGAAGACGTCCTGGCCTACACCGCTGCTGGCCTGAGCCGAATAGATGCGGTTGATGCTGTAACCCAAAGGAAGGCCGACGGGCGGCTGCGGCAAAGTGGTAAACCATTCTCCAGTCACTGGATCTTGCTGGACGGCGGGTAGTTGGACGGTTGCCATATAGCCGTCCGGGACTTCCATTACTCCCAGGACTTTCGCATTCATCCATACCTGCCCGACTAGGGAATAAGCATTGGCCTCATTGATATAAAGCAGGATCTCATTGTCGCTGGTCGCAAATGAGTCATTGGGAAAGCCATTGTTCATGTGCTTTCTGATCCGCTGGATCAACTGCTTCCATATGTACGGAGGTGTTGCCATGGTTAGTTCCCGGTTTGGATATTAGATTCACCGAACGCTTCAAATTCCCGCGAATCGAAATGCAATCCGAATCCTGTAAGAGTTCTTTTTGTGATCGAGATCACAGTATTTTTATTCCACTTCGGCTGAACGCTTGTTGCCGGATTGTAGACCTGGCGGTTACTACCGTCGAGCGTGAACCCCCACACGATATCGGTCGTTTCCGCCACGTAATCGAGATCAAAACTGGTGACTGTGTTGGGAAGAAAAGCGAAATAGTTGCCGGCTTCGGAATAATAATAGGAATCTTCTGCGATGCTTGCAGGGTCGATTACGTCATCCTCAACTGACCAAATGGTATCGTGCGGGATAGAAAAAACCTTCGCGTTGTTAATGCGCAGGGCTATACCGTAAATATAATCCACCGGCTTAATGCCTCTTCCCCCAGCTATTGGGAGCGTAGTTTGTACGATAAAAGGGGCCATCATGCTAATCGTCACTTCATCCTCTACCATTCCGCTCATGACACCTGTCTTGGTGTTGTTCTGCTTTTGCCATCGTCCGACCAAATCTTGGTGCTGCTGCGACTGCTCCGCATTCCAGGCGTTAAAAAGGTCCGTCGCAGATATCCCCCCTGCCTGGTTTTTGTTGGTCAGAAACCGGGTATACTGGTAGATATTATCGACGGACCATGGCATCGTTTATTCGTTATAAAGAGCAGTGAGTTGCGCCTTAAATTCTTCTCCTTCTTCCGTTTGGCTGAATTCGACGAGGCGGTCGCTGATCACTTCAAAGGATTTCAGGCCGGAGATGTCGCAGATTTCCCGACCACTGGTTTTCCAGAGCGCTTTGTTGGGATTGCTTGCCGTGTCGATCAAACGAGCGGTTAAGGCCTTCTTCACATAGAACATGGTCTCCAAGGCTTTATTTCCGTAGCTTTTTACGAACCTGTCGGGATCCCGGGAGGCCTCCAACCGGTAGCCTGTCCGAATTTCTTTGGCCGTCAGTGCATTGCCAGAGTCAAAATCTTCCAGCGGAATGCCGAGATAGTCCGCATGGATCATCATCTTTTTGTCCGAAGCCGATTTGGCGAGTTCAAGAGCCTGTTCGATCCGGTCAAGTCGCTCAGATTCCTGGCTCATCTTCTTTTCGACGTTGACCGGGATGTAGACAATATTGGCCGTGCGGGTCCGGAATGGACTTTCGCCATTGAAACTGGAAGCCAGCATGAATAGCAGTAGCATTCGTTCTTCCCCATAAACGCCGAATTTGCCATCGGTGAATTCCCGGCGGATCGTCTGCTGGATAAAGGATTGGATAGTTTCTTTCTCTTTGGGTTGTTCGTCAATGAAGATGCTATCGCAACCGTCATAGTACCGTATGCCACGTCTTTGTCCTTTCCAAATGATCTGGGAGGTCATCACCACATTGCGGTAAGGGATGAACGGCTTGTGAGGCACGAAAGTCTTCATGTGCATGTCGTACACAGGCAGTTCCCTTTTCGGGTTCTGGTCTGCCAGCTCGAACATATATTTCTTCTGGGGATCGAATTCCTGGGCCAGAAATGCGGTCTCTGCTGCCCATTTGTCTTTTTTGGGCGTCGTCCCTTTTACTGGGGCCTCTTCTGTGTAAGCGTTTGCCATAAATTGAAAGTTTAAAATGGTCGCGGACTAATGCCCGCGACCGGTGAGGTAATTAGCTGACGAGACCGCGAAGGATGGCGAACTGTTCGGCGGCCGTTACCCGGCTACCGACGTAGGCGATCTGTTCATATTTATTCGATGCTTCGGTCGTCTTGGTATTCTTGGTGTAACCGAGATCCCACGAGTAGATGCGCTGGGAAGTGGGGATATCCGGGTTCTGCTGATAGACCCATTGCAGGTAAGGCCGAGTAGTGTCGTCCTTGGCATCCTGCGTCATACCCTGGGGAACGCCAAAGCCGAAGGCCCTACGGTAGTCGCCCTGGGTGGGGTTGTAACCAAAGACTGGACCTGCCGAGAATCCTTTGTACCGGTGGAAGTGGAAATCGAAGGTATCGGTCGAAAAGCTCTTGAAACCGTAGCTCACAGCGGCTTCTGCACCAAAACCTACGCTGCCGTAGCTGATCGCTCCGTTCCGATAGATGCCGAAGAGCAGGTTGTTGATATCCTGGCGTTGGTCGAGGGACTGCAGGAAGTGATATTCCCGGGGGCCGCCATTGGAATCCAGCACGTTGGTAAAGTTCTGGAAGTCTCCGATGGCGAACATACCGATCACATAATCCACTTCCGAACCGCGGGCCGATACGTCAGGCAGCACACCAGTCGTACCCACCGAAGTAATACCGTCGGCGTCTACCACATTGCCGTACGGCACGCCTTCCATGACCGCATCTTCGATGTTGACCATCATCTGCATGTTCATGGTCTTGATCGCCAGCGTAGGAAGGTAGAAACTGCCATTGCCAAAATCCACCTGTGTCTTGTTCATCCCAGCCAGGTCACTTGCCTTTACAGAAGCCCTGAGAACCGTTGCGGTGTTATCGTAACGGTAAAGGTTGGGCTGTTGTGTACCTTGGCTGTCGGAAGCCTGTCCGGCAAGCTGGTTACCGAAAGTTTCCAAGCCTTCGCCGGCGTTGATCTGCAGGCTGGTTTGAGGACCGGTAACGAGCTGGTAGGTGCCCAGCGGAGTGAGGGTGAGCGTATAGGCACCCGGCGTCACACGTCCGACGGCTTTGACGCGGGCTTTCAGACCGTTGGAGCGAATCTTCACAGTCTGGTTTTCCAGGAAGGGAATCCGCGTGCCGGCGGGGATCGTGTTATTGGGACCCTGCACGTAGGACTGCGGGAATTTGAGCGTGACCACGATATCATTGCCCACACCTGTAGCGGCAACGTTCGACGCTACGAGACCCGATCCATAAGGACGCCCCTTTTCGAAGTGCGAGTAGGTATTGGTCGTCGTATTGACTTGTTCGATGTTGGAATTGCCCAGAATTTCTGCGGCGAGCATGTAAGAGCTGTTGCCGTATTTGGCGATCAGCCCGGGGATATAGTCCGGGATGACGAAATTCAGGTCATTAAAAATACCGGTGGTGAGTCCCAAGGGAAACCCACCGGGCCCGGGTTGCCCTGTGGCACCCCGTACTATTGCGGATGGCATAAAAAATTACTTTAAAGGAGTGATTAAAATCCCCCGTACCCTTTTAGCGAAGCGCGCATCAATGTATCCAGTTCATTGGGAACTTGTGTGGGCGGCATTTGCCGGACAAGGCCGCCGGCAGTATTATCCGGCAGGCTGGCTTTGATAGTAGCGTTTTTGGCCTGGATCATCGCTTGCGTGATCATCTTTTCAAAGTTCTTGGCGATGTACATGCTTCTGAGAAATCCGATCCGATCCGGGCTTCCATCCGGTGTCTTGAAGGATTCCCAAAATTTGTTGATGTCCGTGACCATGTCTACCGACTGGTTAAAGCTCTCCGGGTCCGGCTCGAAGTAGAACTCAAAAGCAATCTTACTGGCTTCGTCCACAAAATTGACTTTGGTTTCGAGCGACTTGGGCGTAAAGGCTTTGTATACTTGCGTGGTTTCGGCGGCGAGGCGATCGTTTTCCTGAACGGTTTTCTGCCATTCTTGGAAATCGGCGTCCTGTTGCCGGGCTATAGTGGGAATAACGAGTTTTGATTTGGCAGCAGCAAGATCAGGACGGGCGAGTTTCGCATCAATCATCATTTCCATCTGTTTATCAGCGACGACCGCTTCCCAGTTGCGAAGGCGTTCGTCAAATTCCTCCTGATCTTCGGCTGGCAACATACCAGGTTTAGGTGGAAGCCCGTATGTTTTGTTGAACTTGTAGTTTATTTCCTCCGGTTTGAGGTCCGGATATTTGAGTTGCATCCCCAGTTTGATGACATTTGCCGCTGCTTCGTGCGTCAGATCGCCCGTAGTCAACTGGTCTATTCTTATCATCTTATCCAGAATCGCATGGACCTCATGGAATTTTTCAGGGCCTGCTTGCAGGGCCTCCGCTATTGCCTTGCTTTGCTCGTTCTCGAATTTGAGTTCAGCAGGTGGCGGCGCTGCGCGAAAAGCGCGGAGACTTTCTATTTCCTGGACGGCTGCTTCCGGTGACTCATAACCGAATTTTTCTTTGAAGAGGCCAAACGGATCGGCAGTCGTCGTCGGAGCGGCGGGATCTGATGTGGTGGGAGCAGCAGGTACGTCGGGCTCGGGCGCAACACCGTTATTGAGGCTAATGGCCATCTGTTGAGCCAGTTCTGCCTTCAGATCTGGAGCGACGGTCGTTGTTGTTGTCGTTTGCTCTTGAGAAATTTGCTCTGCCATTTGCGCCGATGTTTCAACGAAATTAAAGGTGTTCGATGCAAGTTTATTTTATCACAAAAAATAAATCCGTTATATTTAATAACCCTTAGACACATATACTTAATAAAGATCACCGTTAGTACCTATTAATAACTAATCGTTATGATAAACCTAGACCTCGACGATGACGTACGTGAGCATGTACTGGATTTTCAAGGGAAAATCAAGTCCAGTAAAGGACTTGGCAAGTATTCCCAACAGCAGGCCATTAATACGATGCTACGACAACACAAAGAGCAATCCGTAATGATAGAACTTTTGCAAGCCCAACTTGCGGAAAAAGCAAAGTTGCTTCCCAAGCGACAGTAATTAACTTGCCATTTTTAGTTTGTAGGTCGGAAGGAGACGTTTGGGTTTAAGGGGAACTGGGTCCAAATAGTCAAGCGAACCAAAGCATGGCAAGAGTGCCATCATAAGGGAAATGATGACGTCGGATTTTGTTCTATCAGCATGATTGTATTCCAGCCCCTGCTTCAGGATAATCGGAAAGACGACACGATGCACATTCCCGTTATAACCATCCGGTATCGTTCCATCAAAATATTTCTTGGCTACTTCCAGCTGCATCGCGAATTGATAAGGGTTGCCGCTCTCCGTTCCTGGTTTGATCAGCGGATGTTTTTTACTGGGGTCGATTGCTACTCGCGGTGTCCATTCCAAAAATAGATCAGCATCTTTTGCCAGGAAATAGTCATAGTAAGAGCTTCCTGCGTCAATCTCAAAGTTGACTTTCGCCCCATACCACATGCAGGCCTTTAATACCTCTTCGAAGAGGTCCTGCATGAGTCGGGGTTTCCCCATGTACAAGGCGACCGGATAGAGTCCCTTTTCGACTCCTTCTACAATGTGTGATTTTTTAAACACGCAGATCGTCGCGGTCGATCCCCCGGAACTGAAACCACTTTTGATCGTGTCCACGCCGATCGAGTATCGTTCGGTATGAAGCGGCCTGATCCTTCCGCGGTGGTAGTACATATTTTCCCGATCGGGCGGTTCGAAAAGTAGCCATCCGCCAGCTTCGTCGTCCATGAACCTAATCTCGTCGAAACGCTCCTCCCGGGCATTGAACATATTTTTTTTGGTAACTTTCTCGCGGTATAACCTACATTTGCGCAGGTATACCGGATGGGCTTCGAGCCACTGCAGTTGGGCGATGAAATTGGCTTCGGAAAACTCACAAGCCCCGAGGTAGAAGGAAAACATATCATACTCGTCCAAAGGAAAATCCCTTCTGTGTTCCAATAATTGCTCGTCTTTTTTCAGTGCCCTTTCCTCCAAAATAACGGTTCTGGCACCTTTAGTGATCCATTCTCCATCATTTCCCATAATCGGTCCCGGCGGATCATCTACTACGCTTGCTCCAAATTTGTCTATACATCCTGCGTATCCTTCACTTGCTGGCACGAAGTATCTTATGACTTTATGGGGAGTCTTCAGGCCATAGGGAACACCCGTTGCCGGATTTATGGCGTTTTGATTTGCCTCTTCCCAAAATTGCTTGTAATGTTCTCCACCTTTTTTTGGCGGATTGACGGTCGTCGGCATGTACGCCATACCGACTTTTCTTCGCCCTATTTTTAAGGTGGGAGACACCTTAGACCAGTAGGTGTTGATATTCATTTTCTCATACTTCCCGGTTTCATCCAGGACCAACCAAGTTGCCCTTCCTCCATCATACGCATTGATGCCATTAGGCAAAAAATCTACATAGCTTTTCAACCCTTCCTTTTTGTGGATAACGCCTCTTTTGGCTTTCTCGCTTGGCTTCTCAAAGTCAACAAAATTGTCCGACTTGCTGGAAATGTCGCGTAAAAAACAAGGTAGCATGGAGGTCAAGCCCAGCATGAACATGCCCTGAAAGTTGGTCTGGGCTATTGCATCATTATAGGAAATGGAGCCCCCTATCTGGTTTTCCTTCCTCCCGCATATCCACCAGGTCCAGTAATACCCTAAGGAAGAGGCGCCCTGACGCCGGCCTTTCCCGCGTGTAACGCCATAAACGTCAGTTTCAAAATAAATATACTCCATGAAAAGAAAGAACAGTCGATCAGCTTCCCGATAATCTGCTTTATCGTCATGCTCTAAGGTCCAATAATTGATATAGCCCCAATAGGACGCCGGAATATAAGTGAGAACACCGTTAATACTGGCGTAGACTCCCTCGCCATAAGTCATCCGCGTTTCTTCGCGTTCGACCCATTCTCTTTGGAAAGCGGTATATGTCCCTTTTCTGCTTTCGTAATCCAATTGAATCTGGTCGGATATTTCATCGTCTGAAAAAGGGTGAGATATCCGCCTGAAATACTGCTCATCTTTTGGCAGGTCCGCATATAACACCGTTTCACCGGGAAATAAGTCCCGATACTTCACATCGATCCCCTGGATGTTAACAACGCCCATAGCCTACCCTTTCAACACATTTTTCATAAATAGTGCTTGCTGCCGACCTTTTGGACCATATTTACCAGCCAGGGCGGCCGCAATTTTTGAAGCGGGAATCTTGTCTCCCGGCGGCGTCGAGGTTGTTTGGTGCAATCCCCCCTTTTGGAAAGTGATTTTCTTTTGACCCGGCTCGGTCGGTTTGATGGTTTCTTGCATATTTATTGCATTTGAGGTGAGGTCTGTGGTTGCGGCGCCGGCTGTCCAGCGGCTGGTTGATCGGGAGCATTTTGGGCATTCATTGCCGCATTAAGGCCGCCTTGTAGTTCCTGATTTTCTAAAACTATTGGCATCATTACGTTGCTGATCGTCGCCGTGGCCAGTGGCTGCAAGTAAGCCGGAAGTTCTCCCGTAGGACTTTTGGCGGCAACCATGAACAACCCATTTATTATGGCGAGCTTTTCGGCGCTTTCGGTCTTAGCTCTTTCCATCTGCGCTTCGTTAGCCAACTTCTGCTGTTGTACGGCCTGTTCATTTTGAGCCGCCTGCGCGTTGCTCTGTTGCTGTAATTTTGCATTCGCTTCAACATCCGCCTGCTTTTGTTTTCTCGCCTCTGTCTGATTTTTGGCCACGGTCGATGCCAGGTACCAGCACGCCAATTTGTAATCGTCAATTTCCCGCAGCATCATCGCGTCCTTTAACGTCGCGGACGGGTTGCCCATGGCGTCCGGGACTTGGCTATATCGCTGGATATCCTGTTCGAGTCGCTGCTTTTCGTAATCAGTTGCTTTGGTCTTGATCTTCAGATCAAACCGGGTATTGAGTAAGTCATCTTTGGTCTCCGGCTCGGTCTTGACGATATCGTTCCAGTGCAGCAGGCAAATTTTATAGAACGTTTCCTCCCAGAGTTGGTTATTGGCATTGACGATAAAGTCCGTGACGTTGTAGGAACTTTCGTTCTGAGATTCGGCCAGTTTATTGGCGGTCCGGTCACCTACATCGCTACCATCCCGGTATTGCGGAACGCCCCATAACTGGCGCAATTCTTGCACAATCGAAGCCAAAATATTGGTTAGGCCAATCACTTTTTCGATGGATTCGTCCCGAACGGTGTTGGAAAGCGGTGGTGTTTCCCTCGAAAGAGGATCTACGCCCCTACTACTGTATATTTCATTGCCGGTCTGGTCATATATCCGAACCACTTCTTCCCAATCAATCGTGTCGCCGTTGCCTAAATCCAGGTTGCGGGCGCTTTCGACGTCTATTCGGATACCGGAGGGCTTGATCTTGGCGATCAACTGCTTCCGTTTGAGCTTCGTCAACTGGTATTCCCGTAAACATTCGATACCCCTTTCGAACAAAGAAGGGACATATTCCCCGTCATTGTTCGGAATATTTACGGTATAAGACGACATCGGCTTGGCCGTTTCTGTGTAGGGGGTTATGATAATATCCGGTCTCCCCCAATACAGCATCTTGTCGCCGTAGGGCGCATATACCCCACGCATCCAGGTATTGCGGGTTCGTTGAATGACTTCTACATTGTCCGGCTTGGGTTGTGAAATTAGTTTTCCTTCCTTGGTAACGGTCATGTAAGGCACCCCCTTCTTTTCGGTAATGTTGGAGCGGCCGTAGGCATCCTTTTTATCAACGTAATAAACTGCTTCCGGACAATTGATCTCACAATCGAAGACCAGAATGGAACAGTCATCGTAAGGCCTCTGCTGGTTGTAGGTGGTGAGCGCCCAGTTATCATTCCACATATAGTTGAAAGAGCCGATATTCTTGTTGGTGGTCAGACGTGCCAGATCGAAAATTTCCTTTTCAGTGAGCCCGTCGGGACGTTCGTCGGTTTTGCCGAACATCTCCCGGAATTGCGGCACTTTGATGTTCCAGAACTCTCCTATCTTAGAGATTTCATGCTTGCCGGACGGATTGATGAAGAAGTTGTAGACCATATTGGTCGCGATGCATTTGCGGACGGTGTAGCAGCGCGGTGCGAGACGTTCTATCTTGGTAAAGCCGGCATTGAGGACTGTGAGATCAAAAATAGTTTGTCGGTTCGCAATTCGTTCGAAGTCGATATCGTTCTGCGTCTTTCGAAGCATCTGCTCGAATCGAATCTCTTTGGGCAGGCGATCTTCGAGTTCAAAATGTACTTTTGCGGAGATTTCGTCATCGGGGACAAAGGCGCCGGGTGGTTCCAAGGACATGCCGGCGGCGACCTGGAGCTGGGCGACGGTGGCCGACTCGTGCATTCGGAATAGCGCTTCCATCAATCTAGATTCTTTTTCGTTGACAGAACCATCGTCGATCGCCGATACGGAAGGATACGTCCGGTTTTTGGACATGCTCTCTACCAGCGTGCCGACGAACTGCGCCGCGATCCGGTTGGGCGTCATATCGATGTTGACATAGGACTTGTTGGCGTCGGAAACGTTCATAAAATCTAGAAATTCTGACATCTTCTGGCTACCTTTGCACCACAAAAGAACTTCGATCCATCTCGCATTCCGGAGCTTGAAATAGTTAAGACTCGAATCGTTCGAAGTCTGTTCCTTGTAAAAGGCGGTGACGATCTTTTTGCCGGTTTCTTTATCGGCCTTTTCCTGGGGAGACAGGAAAAATCGGTTCAACAGCGGGTCCGAAAACTGCGGATTCGAAGTACTCGTGTCCATATGTAGAGGTGAGCAATTTTGCCGTGAAAAAATAGTTTTTTCGTCCGGCAGGCCGCGAGTGCTGGCGTAGGTGTCGGCGTGGTTTCAAGGATAAATATACAAAAAGCCGCCCTAAAGCGGCTTCTTGATGGATGGGAAGGTAAAATGAGCCAAATCAGGATAAAGATAGGGAAAACTAGTTTTTTGCCGGTACTACCGCACAAATCATTTCCGAATTGATTTTGCAAATCCGGTGCTCGATCTCTCCAAATATATAGACGATCTCGTAGATGGCGTCTGGCCTTGTAAACACCAAGTCTCCTGCTTTGAACTCTGTCCAGCCGCCGTCAATGATAAGCCCTCGATCTTTATAATATTGCCGATGCTCCGACGTTACCGGCAGGATCGTTTCAATTTCGACTTTAGAGGACAGCACATTGCCATATACTGGCGTAACTTCCCCGGAAGGGCTCAGGACAGCAAAAATGGTGTGGTTGGCTGGAATCGAATATAAATCGTCCAGGAGATAATACGGAGAGTTACCATGGAAATGGTTGTGGTGACAGAGAAGGTAGTCACCTTCATTTAGCCGGTCGTTAGCATCGACGACTTGGGCGATGACAGGTGACTTTTCTCTGTAGTTCGTTTCATACTGCAGCGCGGTCATCACTTGGACACCTGCTATAATCATAGTGTCTTTTTGGGACATATTCACCCGCACTAAGACTCTGTTGTTAGGTGTCTTCATATCTTATAAAAACTTAGGGGAGTGCAATGATTTCTTTATCCCGTAGAACCAGGTAGACGACATCTTCATACTCTATCTCCCACCCTGCCGTTGGATGAAATAAGCATTTTTGCCCCACTGCCGCTTTGATGTTTTCGTCTTCGGTTTTGGAGCCGACGGCGTGGATTAGGCCTCGATGTGGTTTTACGCGGCCTTCTGGCGGGGTCCAGAGTCCTCCTTTTTCGGATTCGGTCTCATCTCTAAGAATGAGCACCCAGTCATTACAGGCTATGTTGATCATGGTTAATAACTATCTACGATTAAGCATTCGGATGTCAGCACCATCCCGGCGCTGCTGGCAGCGTTCTGAAGGGCGCAGCGGAGGACTTTTACGGGATCGATGACGCCGGCCTCGATCAAGTCCTCTATCCTACCTGTCTTGGCGTTGTAGCCGATATTTCCCCGAGCTTCCTTCACCAGGTCAAAGACGTGCTTGGATTTCCAGAAATGCCACCATTTTTTGGGACGCAGACCAGCATTCCAACAGATCTGCTGCAGCAGTTTGTCCATGGCAGAGTCTACGATCTTGTTGCCCGAACGTATCCGAAGCAACGCAGTCCCCCCTCCTACCGTATAGCCTTCGGCTATTGCAGACTTGACGGCCCGAACGGAGTCGTCGAAGCGGTCCATCTTTTCTTTCATCTCGGTTTCGGTAGCGGCTCCTACCTGGATTACGGCGACCCCCCCTGTGAGTTTGGCTATCCTTTTTTCGATGGGCGCCGCTTCTTCCTCATTTTTGGCTTGGGCTTTGTTGATTCTGAGTTCCACGAGTAAATCTTCCAAGGCCTGTTTGTTGGCTTCGCCTTCGATGATCGTAGTGTCATCCTTGGTAACGATCACTTTTTTTGCTGTTCCGAATTGTTTGGGCAGAATTTCTTTCACGTCTTCTCCCCTATTGTCCCCCATGAACGTGGCTCCTGTGAGGATGGCCAGATCTTCCATTTCGATGCGCTGAGCTTCACCGATCGCAGGTGCTTTTACGACGCAGCACTTAATATTCCCTTTGAAGGCATTACCCGCCAGCATAGCCAGACCTTCGGTCTCTGCGCCGGGACAAATAATAAGCAGCGGTTTGGAGGAGTTCAACGCAATTTCGGTAGCCCTGCGAATCTGTTTGCTGGAAGTAATGACGCGGTTGTATAGAAGGATCAATGGATCTTCAAATTCGACCGTTTGCTTCTCTTTATTGGTAATAAAGAAAGGGCTTTCCCAACTGCGCTCAAACCGATAACCGGAAGCTATTTTTATTTCCGTCGTGACGCTTTTACCGGCTTCGATATCGATCATACCTTCGTATCCAATTTTTTTGAAAGCGTCAGCAATCAGGCGCCCAATCTCTGGATCATTATTGGCAGAGATGGTCGCGATCTGGTATATTTTTTCGATATCATGACCGATTTGCACCGAACGGCTGCGAAGTTGTCCCACGACCCGGCTAATAGCCGCATCGATCTCCCGTTTCAATTCGACGGGGTTGGCCCCGGCTTCGACCGCTTTCATACCCTCCATGACCATGTGTCGCATTAGAATAACCGTCGTGGTAGTCCCGTCGCCGCTCTGATCTACGCTTTTTTGGGCGCATTCCTTAACCATAACCGCCCCGGCCTTCTCAAAGAAGTCTTCCAAGTCAAACCGCTGGGTGACCCGGTAGCCGTCTTTGGTGACTTCGATAGGGTAGGAGTGAGTGCCATAATTGGCTTCGTAACTCTGGGCGATGAAAACATTTCGGCCGAGAGGGCCGAGCGTGACGGCGACGGCGTTGCTGATCTTGTTGATGCCAGAAAGTAGTTTTTCCCTGGCTTCTGATCCGTAAAGTGTCTTTTTGTGCATAGAGGTAAAAAAGTTAAGAATTATCGGGAAGTTCTTTGGTATTTGAAGGCTCTAGCAAAGACTTGAAGACATCAAAGCGACGTCTGGAAATGTCTCCAGATTTTCCAACTATTGTAATTGTGACCGAACCATCGTTTCCAAAATAAACTTTCCCAATAGGTTGTTTTTCGCCATTGTTAATTTGCACATCGCCCAGGTTTCCCAGGAGAATGTTATTAGTTTTTTGAGGTTGCTGGCCCATCTTTATTTTTTTTACGTTTGACCCCATATATAGCCGCATTAAAGACCATCGAAAGAAAATAGGCCCGGGCGTAGTTTTCGGTGGATTCGAGGCCGTCATAAGGCACAGAAGCATGAATGTAGGCCTCCGGATCGGTTTCGGAGACGAGTCTTATTTTAAACTTATCGTCTTCAATTTTCTCTTCGTATAGCAAACTGAAGCGCTTGCCACCTGCCAAATCTTTTTGGACTACTTCTCTTAATATGTCTCCAAAGCTCATATTCCGGGTTTATTTCTGAAAAATTCATTTAACATAAGGCGGATAGCTCCGACTACAGATATATTCCGTTCGTCAGCATAGGTCTTTATTTTTCCATACAGCCATGGATTTATCCGCAGCAGGATCGATTTCATAAATATGTATATCAGAGGTATATCACTCTAATATACGCAACATTTGTAAAACCGCTTTTCAGTAAAGTCCGGGGCTAGCTTTGGAAAAACTACTTTTTTTATGGCTACCAATATTGTCGTTCTTAATGTATACCAGATCGATCAGCGGGTTTTGGACCCGGGCGCCTCCCGGCCAATCGGCTTCCCCACGCAGGGCGATATTTTGCTCAATGATTGTACAGACTCACCTACCAGGAGCCTTTCCAGTGGGGTAAGCGTTTATTCCATGATCCAGATCACGGCACCTGGTGCCGCCTATTCAGGGGGGCATGTTTATTATGTAGTCGAGAGCGTGAGTGCCCTAAAAACCTTGTTCAACGCATAGTCTCTTTGCGCCGGTTTCCATATATATCAGGCTGCTTCTTCGTCGGAGCGGCCTGTTTTATTATAAAGCAAGTCAACATAGTATTCTAACGGGATTTGATGGTAGAAACCATAATTGTACTTTCCGATGAATGGCTGGCAATTGGGAGCCAGTGGGTACATTTCTAAAATCCGAGGTATGTCCATCGCGTTCGCTAAATTCCAGGGAAACGACTGATTGCCGATAAAAAACCGGCACATCCGCATGACTTCGGCAAGATCAAGGAAATTGTCTACCTGCAGGCGCGGGAAATCCAGTTTAAACTCTTTGCAGAATAAGGCGTGTTCTTTTTCAGTTCCTGTGAAGAGCAGTTCTGATTGATATTGTTTGAGAAAGGAATAGTCAATCGATTCATTCTGATACCGCTGGGTTCGGTTAACCAGAATGTACGATTTGTTGATGACTTCCAATCCGGGCGTCTCGATCCATGGTTCGGAAATATCGCAGGCCATGGGAGGGTAGGCGAGCATGATCCAGCTGGGAAGGGCTCCCGCAGGAATATTGACATAGACTTTGGCTGGAATCATGGTTGGTGGCTTTTCCGGCTCGGTCGGTGAGACGATTAGGCTTTCCCGAATAATTGCAAGATCCACTTCGATTTTTTGGTCGGTGTATACCTCGAAACTTTCGACGTAATCTTGCACCAGCAAGAGAGGTTTGAGCATGTCAAACATGCGCTGGTTCATCGTGACCTGTACGCCTTTTTCGTCTTTTACAGAATGAACGAGGCCTGCCATATAATGACCCGGCATATCCAGTTGTTGATAGATGACGGCCTTTCTTCCGGTTGTCCGGTAAACATGACGCATACCGGGAAGAGTCGCGATCAAATCGCCCGCATTACAATTATGGAAATAAGATTTTGTTTTCATATTCGTTCTTTTGCAGGGATTGAGTCATATAATTCTTCCATGACATTACTTTTGTGCTGGATGATATCCATGAGCGCCGGGTCCGTAGCCCCATGATAGGCGGTCACTGCCCAAAGGTGGGTAAAGCCGTTCTCCATCATTGTTCTTTCCTGCTGCTGGTTTTCGCGCCCCGGCATCCATTTTACTTCAGTTGGTATCTCATAAATGTGGTGTCCATTAGCCAGCATCCAGTAAAAGAAAAATTGACCCGGTTCATACCCCATCCGCCATATTAAGGGCTTGCTATTGTCAAGCAAAAGATTTTTTCTTTCCTCTACGTGGTTGCGCTGCGCGTAGGTGAGGTAGGACTCGTCTCTGTTACCGATCCCGTTGTGGAAAACGCCGCGACCAATCGGCGAATATTCCGCTATTTTCTTTCCAATGTGGTTCGACAATTCTTCGCCTGAAAACTGCCTATACTCCGGCGACAGTTCGACAAGATCGCCAGCCCCGGAGATGAATTGTTCCAAGACGCTATCATGCACCATCAAATGGCAAGGGAAGCCGTCTTTCATCGCGACATTCGGTACGTAGGAGTACTCGATATTGTCGATATAGCGCTTCGCCTGCTGCCAAACACTTTTCTTGTAGAAAGCACCTGCAGTATGGACAAACTGACCACCGGAAAGCCACATTAGAGAACCCGCGCTGTCGTAACCTTGTTTAGAAAGCGTTTCATACCAGTCCAGCCAATTTTCGTGTCCCGTTTGGGGAAACGAATCGCTCTCTATGGTGACAAAAAGTTCTGTCCGCAAATGCGGAACTATATGGTCATAGGCGATCCCATGTGATTGCATTTTGTCGGTAGGGTAGGGGAAGAGCCTAATCTTATCCTCGAAAAAGTCCTTTAGCTTTTGCCCGCTTCCATCTTGCGGATGGTTGTCTATAACGTAGATGTCAAGTTGATGACGGCCCCGGCATTTCAGAAGCTGGTGGATGGTGTAGAAACTCATCTTCCATGTTTTATAATGAGGCAGTATTATAGAAATTTTAGCCATTTTTGTTTTTTATCGATTTAACAATTCTACCTACAGATGTTCTAGATAGATTGAGGGTTTTCGATATTTGGAGTTGATTGTAACCAGATTTATGCAAAAGACGTACATTTTGTTTTGCATCTTCAGGAATTCTTTCTCTTTGATTTTTTCCGGTTAAAGCTTCTTCAAAGGAACATCCGTATTTCATTCTGGACCGAAAAGTGGCGACGCTGGTCCCGTAATATTCGCACCACTGCTTCAAATTTTTCGTGACGCCGCCGCGAGTAATAAATCTTTGGTTTTTGGGCTCGGCATTTGGTTTGTTAAACGCAACCGCTTCTGAAAAAGCTCTCTCGACTGAGTATCCGTATTCCTTCAAGCGCATGGTAAGGGTGGTATGTTTTATGCCCAAAATTTCGCTCCATTGCGTTAAAGTCTTCTTCTCTCCCCCATATTCAATCATTCGGCTATTCCGCCTTTGATTACAATTTTCTTTTCGAGTGACGACAAGGCATGTTTCAGGCGAATAAAGGAGAGGTGGAATACCGATTTTTGCTGCTATAATGTCCTTGTCAATTTGTAGACCTTTTTCCCAGCCATTCTTCAAAGCCCATAGGATAAATGCCTCTGGATTGTCTTTCCATTCCGGGCACATAATAACTCCAAGAGCCCCATAATCTGCATATGTTGGGTCATTAGAATTATAACACCTTTTTTTGATACCGGCCCAAATCCTGTAAGCAGGATGAGTGCTAAGATAGTGCTTGGCGTTAAGCGGATTAGGAATTCCTTTTTTACTGGCCTCGTTGATCATTTTAACCGAGTAGCAGCCCATCGCCCTGGAAATTTATGTTTTTACTGGAAAGGAATCTTTCTTTCTCAAAATCCGGATTGTGATAAATATCGTCAAGGTACATCTGCAGGTCTCCTTTCTTCATGGCCTCATAGCGTTTTCCCTTCATTTTCATGCGCTCGTTATTGTAATCATATTGCTCCTTGGCATATTCTATCCAGTTCGGATGCGTATTAGCCCTTAATTCAGGATTGTCAACGAGTTTTACCAATTGATTCCAGTAGACCATCTCTTTCACATCGTTGCTTGCTTTTTCTTTCAAAGGATCGTCACCGTCCTTTAACGTGTCCTTCATCCTGAACACATTAAAGGGACAAGGCCGTAAATAACCCGACGAGTCAATCGGTATAACTTCCTCATGGATCAGTCCTCCCCACTTGACCTCCTTTTTGTTGTACAACCTGAACCAGCGGTGCGTCTCTTCGTGATGATCGAATGAATAGCAGTTGTACAAATTGCTCATCTGCTCCCCAATAGGGTGGTCTCCGTCCAGCACTTCCGATACGTTCATGTAAAGAATCCAGTCGTTCTTTGCATGCGTCGCCAGCATATTCAAGGTCTCTGAAAACCCTTCCTCGAAAATAAAATTGAACGGCGCACGGACTATTTTGAGGTTATAGTCTGCTTTGTAAGATTGTATGATCGCGCGGTCGGATTCGAAGATCAGGAAATCACCAAAGACAATTTCATCAACGACATCCTTAAAACTGTCCATCGTGCGTTTCAAAGCTACCGGGTTGGCCTGCCCCATGGTAATTAAACTAATTTTTGGGCCCTCTTTTGGCTCCGGCTTCTGGTAGCAGCGGACATTCCGGTTGATATGCCCATATACCTCAAAGCCTTTGGAGAGCATCACTTCATCGAGTCCGGCATGGCTGAAGATGGTAGAATGCCCGATGGCCGGATTGATATATGGATCGTTGTAGTCCGGTCCCATCCAGTCCGAAAAACTAGTTTCTATCATCAGCACTCCACCGGGTTTGAGCATTTCGAAAGCTGCGTCGAATTCGATATATGGATCGTCTAAATGCTCGACTACCTCGATCATGGTAATGACGTCCAAATCTACTGGATGTTTGTCCTGATATCCGAGAATACTGTCGCTGCTGCTGGCATATTTGTCATAGCCTAAAGCGTCAATTCCGTTTTTGCGAAGATACCGTACCAGCAGTCCTGATCCACATCCATAGTCCAAGACCTTCGGATTGGGATAAAAATCACGAATACGCTGCAGACGTTCGGGATTGTGAACGGCGTTACGTTCCTGCTCGTTCGTTCCTCCGACCTTGGCCGATTGATCCAGGGGGCCGCAAACAAGCGTTCCATTGGGCAATTGCCTATAGGCTACTCCCATTCGGTTTATTTCCGTCATACGTTACTTCGGTTTTTTTCGGTAAATCTGTTAAAGTGCCAATCTTACCTTCTTTTATCAGGAACTCTCTTTCCTCCGGGGTAAATTCTGCGGTTTTCCAAACTCTTACACAGTTGATTACAGCATAATTGAGATACCCTTTTTCCCAGCTTCCTTCAACTACTTCTTTCTCCATATCCATCCAATCAAAATTCACTGACCAGTGTTCGGTTGCGTCAAACTGATTGGCAGGAATCTCTTGAACCAAGAATCGAAAACGGTGGGCTTTGCCCTCTTCTACGATAAGGCACTCAAGATATATTTTCATTCGACACTTTTTTATCAGAGATAAGCCATTGATAGATTTCCTCCGCCATCTCTACCACGACAGTTTGTGTTTTGTTTTTACCATCGAACGATATTCCCATCGGTGTAACAGCGTAAATTTTCAAAGCAGCATCTAAAGCTAGTTCTTTCGCCTTTTCGGGAGCTCTCTCTGTGTAAAAACAAGCAGAGGTATCATTCATCTGCTCAAGCAAACCTATTGTTGTATATTCTTTCACAAGTTTCAAAAGCGGTCCCTTTCTTTCGAAATCATTTTCCAATTTCCGACCGTATACTTTAGCGTAGGCTTGCTCTAGCATCTGTTCTTCTGAAAGCATATTATTTGATTTGATTTTCCCTCGTTAGGCTGATTTTATTTTCACATCCCACATATAGCCGACATTATCGATAAATCCGAAAGCTCTTGCGGTCACAATAGGCTCGTGACCTTCCACGACTATTGGTCTGCCATCATTTTCGTAGATTATATTTTTCCCTGCATTCTTTGCCCACTTTAAAACTTCGTCATATTCACTCTCTGGAACAAAGATCATTGACAATCCGGTACGTGGCGCTCCGTTAATATCCAAAAGACGACCGTACTCCCGAAACAAAAGCGTCACTTCATCCACATCAGGCCGTATAATCTCCTTTTCGTCAGTAAAGCTCTCTGGCAAACAATAAAAGGCAGCCAGTCGGCGTATGTTGTCCATGATGGTTTTTCTCGTCATGACTCCGTTGTTTCAGGTTGTTTTCTCAATTCCCAGCGATTGCAACAGGCCGCGCTCAGCACCTCCCCAGGGTCATCTCCCGGAGAATCTTTGTCCACTTTTTTGCAGTCCCTTTGGTCGGGAAGGAATTCGTCGCAACGACCGCAGCTGTAACCATCCAGATTCTCCACGTAGCCGGTATTTTCCTTAGTGTAGCCTCCGATGTAAGGTATCTCGATATTGCCTTTCTTTTTGATCCATTCTGCACAGGTTCCATATGGACGAATGGAAACTCCAGATCCGTAGATCGCGCAATTGTTGCCCTGGTTTTTGGCAAATATGCAATCTTTGCACTTGTATTGGGTGCCTGTTTTATGGATGTAAAGAACGACTGATTTGGGTATCTTGCTAGTTTCGGCCATTGGTTAAGAGTTGTTCGAGTTCATAGGACATGCGCGTTTCCCATTGCTCTTCCTGGTCGGAGTTTAGCCCGTGCTGCGAATCGTTGTCAAACAAAATGTTTTGCTGTTTCCATGAAGATACAAACCTTTTGTAAATGTTTTCCGCCTTTACTTTGGCTGCTTCATTTCTTCCTTGGAGCGAAGCTAACGCCGACATACATCGTAGGGCCGCAATATAGGCGATTTGGAAGTGGCATTGTTCATGCCGAAGCCCTTGGTCGCTTTTGACCCGAACAAAGGACGTATGGGGCAGGAAATAGGCTTTAACGTCGAAATTGAATATGCCCGCAGAGTCCGTCCACTCAAAATCAATTTCGCAGTTGGTTTCGGCGGCTATCCGGGAAGGGGTTCCAGTAGCACTTCCTTTGAAATCTTCCCAGGTCAAAGGTCGGTAGGTGATCCCGGGATCGGAAGGTTTAGTCCCATAAAGGGACAGAAGGGCAATTAAAACGAATGATTTCATGTTAAAAGTAGTTTAGGGTAGTATTAAAGGTTCCAACAATGTGCCAAAAAGCGATCGGCGTGGGCCGGTGTCGGGGCCGATGCTTTGAACAGGTTTAGAACTTCCATTCGCCTGCGAGCCATTTATGCTCAATTTCCGAAGGATTTCGGAGGTAAGTCCCGAGGCGATGGAGTAGGGCGTCGAGGCTTTCAACAGCGAAGCTTTGGCATCCAACGCTTACGAAGAAGCCGTGATTGGCCGACTGAATGGTGATGGGTCTAGCAATTGCAGGTGCGGGCGGCAGCGGGGTCGGTGCCATGTCCGGAGGGTTACCAGTTGCTTCCCGGATGGTGGCCAGACCTGCAACCATTTGTTCATTGTTCAAGGATGTTTTTTTATGTTATGAAAAAAGTCTCGAATTAAGTATCAACCTATGAAATTACATTCTTTTACGTGCTGGAACAGGACAGACTTCGGAAGCCGGCTAAAATCCACGTACTCTTCCTCTCTCTTGGATTCCTCTTTTTTGGGCTTAGGCGGTTTTCGGGGTAAGGTTATTCCCCGAACGATATTGGAAACGCTCGCTTCGCTGATCCCGAAGCGCGTTGCCAAATCCTTCATCTTCCATCCTCTGTCGCGTAGTTTTTTTATTTCTTCGTGGTCTTCGAAGCTCAGATACCTGGGCATAAAAAACTAGTTTGTTTGCACATTCAAAAAGTATTCGATCGCCAGCATTGCTTTTACCAGTTCGATCAGCTGCTCTTTGCGCAGTCTCCCTTTTGCTATATCTTTGGCCATTTCCCATGCGGATTCTTTGTCCTGCTGGTACATATCTTCCACAGCGCCGATTTTGCGCAATCTGACGAGTCTTTCATAGGCCATGACGAGGAAATGACGGGGGCAATAGCAGTTAACCAGAATTTCACAGTAATTGAATTTGTTGGACATCATGAGATTGAACTGGTGTCGGGCTAGTTCGTAAAATTCTCCGCCGAGGGTTTTCATTGAAAAACTAGTTTTATTTTCTCCTGTCTTCCCCTTTGTATTCAATGACGTTCATTGTTTCCCGCAGGCGGCTGGCTACTCTGTCCCCATAAAAGTCCTTGACATCCTTCATGGTCAAATTGGTTGTCATATGAAATAATACGCCCATACAGCGATTAAAATAGCGCCCTTCGATAAGATCGCCAATGACACTGGCCCTGTTGCCGAAACTCAATTGTACATCTTCAGTTCCTACGTCATCTACGCATAAGCCGGCAATACGGTGGTAGAAATTCTGCATATCGTTTACGGGGAGCATATGCACATTTGTCATCCTTTCCATGTACAAGCCTGCATTTTCTCCTGCTTGCCGCCAATTCCATGCGATTTCCTTGGCGCTTTGAATCATGAACACTTGCCGCTGATTGCGCTGAAAAAGGCGCATTAAACTAGTTTTTCCGCATCCGATCCGTCCAGCAATCAAGAGCCCTTTCCGTAGTTCTGGGTTCTTGATTCCGAGTTCACTTGCCAGCAGGATAAAACGGGGATCGGCCGAAAAGTAGTAACAGAGCAAAGTAAACACACTACCGGCATTGCTGATTTGCTTGCCGTCGCTGGTCATAGCGTCATGAAATTCAATCGTTTCGTCCGGAAATACCTGTTGCTTGCGGGATTCAATCCAATCCCGGGTTTTTTCGTAGCTCCAGCGCTCTGTCAGCATACGACGGAGTTCTGCAGATCGCGCTTCCCGTTCTATCTCCTGCTGACGGTAATATTTTTTTTCGCGGGCATCTCGCAATGCTGCGGCAGTTTCTTCGGGGCTAAGTTGCACAGAATCATAGATTTCCGGCTCCATGGATTTCGATGGAAGTGGCACTAAGCCCGTTGGTAGGTCCCCTGCCAGAATATCCTTTATTGGGCGTAAATTTTTTTGGGGTTCCATACGATTTTTCTTGTATAAGAGCTTGATAATTAGTATTTAGGAACGGAATTGGTTTTGTTTTGAACCAGGTCGAATCGGGCATCCATGTGACGATATCCTTCCACTTGCCGAGCACGTCCTCCTGGTGCCCGTTAAGCACGGATTGTCGCGGCCAACCGTGCTGATCCGCAATCTGGTAGGCGATTTCCAAACAGGCAGAAAAATCCTTCCCGTCCTGTCTCGGATACTCCGGAAACTGGGCGACAAAAATTTCGACCATCTGGGCAGGAAGCTGCGATGCGTGTTCCGGCCATGGGGGACCTTCCCGCCAAAAAGCGTCAGGCGGTCCGGTGTTCGGTGGATCGCCGGAGAACATCGGTTCCCCTTCCCTTTCCCCTTCTCCCCCCCCCATACCCCCTTCTTCTTCCTCTAACCTATCCTTATCTTTATTTTCATTTTCATTTTCAATAGGAATCGGTATACCATTATTTAAATATTTGGTTAACCGATCGGTCCACCATTCGGTTAAGCGGTCGGTAGCCTCTTTTATACTAAGATGCTCATAATGAGCTATATTAAATTCTTTTTTAATAGATTCGATAATGACCTTTGGAACTCCTTTGGTCGTCCGAACAAGGACCGCTAACCGCCCGACGATAGCGTTCTTGTGAGATCCGGTTGACCGCTTGGTTGTCTCTTTTTCCAGCCGGAGGTTGACCAATCGGTTACCGGGTCGGTCAACGAATTTGCACCGAATGGTTGACCAAATGGTCGCGAATTGGTCAACCGGCAGTCCGACCATTCGAGCCAACCGTTCGGGATCGTTCGGTAGCGAACCATCTTGGTGTTGATGGCACAACAAATCGATGTAAACACCCTTTTCGATCGGGAACAGACTTGCGGTCCCTTGAAGCCAATCCAGTGGATAGAATAAAAATGCCGGGTCCTTTTCCTTATCAGCCATAACATTGAATTAGGGTCAATAAAAAAACCCCGCGATTTTAGCCGCAGGGCACGCCTTGCTTAAGGGCAACAAAAAAAATTGGACCTATGGAGACTTGGACGTAATTGTCCCAAGAGATTACAAAGATAATATACTTCGGCCATGAAACCAATTTTTTTTTGTTAAGCGGGATAAAATTAGTGATAACTTAATCCAGTCCCAAAAAAAATTGACGATTCTGCAAAGAAATTAATAACAATTGGTGATAACTTGTGATTATTAATTACATAATGCTTATATTTCGCGGTCGCCCTCGGAGGCTCGTATTTCATGGAGAACACGCAGCCAGTACTTGACCAGCAGTGGTTTAGTGAGATTGAACCGTGGGGAGAGTACAAAGATGACGTGGGATAGCGCCTCTGTCTTACCAAATTGCTCGATAAGTGACAGGGCTTGTTTTTTTTCTTCGGTCATGCTTCGGCTTTAACGAGAACATTATTTTCGTATACATATCGAACCTGGGAGACAGGTCTGTATCGAATATACATCTGTTTGCCCTCTATATGGAGTTTAAATTTATCAGCTTTTATCAAGAACAGTTCTGAGGGTTTGTCCTTGACGTGAAATTGATTGATTTGCTCCTTGTCGAGCATTTGGCCCAACTCATCATTTTTCCTGTACTGTGCCTTTTCGAGATAGAGTTGCGGACAAGCGCGCAGAGAGAATTCTGCGCAGAGCAGGTGCATTGCCGCGTCAGTTGTTACTCGGTTCTTTAAGCCCATAGGTCCGCCAATGAAGTAAAAGCAGTCCCGAATCAACCTTTTACCACATACCCAGCACACATTTCTATCGACAATCATTTTCACTCTTTCGGGATGGATGAACCGGAAATCCGGATCGCCTATTTTTGTCGGTGTTATAAAGTAAGGGATAGGATAGCCACGACGATCTATTTTGAGGTGCGATAATTCTTTGGGGATTTCGAGATTAAAGGCCATCTTCTTTTTTTGAGGAAAGTTCGCAATATTTTTCTTTGATTTGAATAAAAGTGTCCCGACGAATTCTAAAACGATCTGCCTCAACCGATAGTTCATGTGGTTTTACGGCATTATCCCAAGTGGTGGCGATTTCAATTTGCTTGGTTAACCATTTCAGAAAGAGGTCTTCGTTGTCCATAATTAAATGCTATGAAATTTTCGGCTTGGTACAATGACGATGAATTTTTTCAAATGCTTTTATCATGGCCACGAAGATAGAAAGGCCAATCGGGTAGGCGACGGCTTGTTTTGAGCCACAATTCAGACACTCCATATTGCCTGTGTCCAGGTTCCATATCATATGAGAGGTCTTGGAATAGTCTTTACGCCTGGACATTTGCAAGGGCTTGTTTATGCATGTAATCCCTGGCTAAATTACGCGCCTTAAGATATAGCCACATTTTCCGCCGTCCCTCGTCTTTGAACGGTTTGGTATTGTTCTTTTCTTTGTGGGCTAAAAATACCTTGCAGGCAATTAAAATAGACTGTTTTTCTTCGCAGATGATCGAATTAATAAAGACTGTGATCTCGTCGATGTACTTGTCTACAACGGCTAAGTCGGCAGCGGTATCATTCATACTATAGATTTTTCTGGTAAAAAATGCTTATTACAATTTAAGCCGTCTGCTTGAAATCCTCGTTTAGTGATCAAATGCTTTTGTAATTCCTTATTCCATATTTCCAAAATACGTAAATATTTTCCGTCTCTCCGGCAGGAATACTCGAACCACTCCAGCAAGTCGTCAAAATGCCCATTGCCCTTTTCTACGTTATCCACTGCCAAGATATCATAGCTTTTGGCGGTTGCTCGCCAAAGGCCGCAGACTGTTCCTACCCGAAACCTCAAAAACTCGCTGCTAAATGGCCATTGACCTATTTCAAAATCGAGATGGTGAGTTGATATAAAAGCAGGTGAATCCATGAACGATGTTAAGAAAATTAAAAATATCCAATAATTTTGAATTTTAGTTATTTTAGTCTTTTTTTGCTCAAAAGAGTCCCCATGGCCACCCCGGAAGATTTGGAAAGGATGTATAGAGCGCGAATACCGAAGGAGAAGAAAAAACCAAAACCGTTGCGGGCCGTGGCGCCGAAGACGCAGGCCAGGAAGGACGCGGAAAAAAAACTAGGGTCTTCCGACGGGGATACGATCAAAGAGCAATGGTTTAAAGCACGGCGCAAGGAAATGGTAGGTGTTTGTCAATGTGGATGCGGAGAATTTTCGCAAAAAAAAGACGACATTTATTTTCGACACTCAATAGCGCATATATTTCCGAAGCACTTGTTCAAATCCATTGAGTACCACCCGCTTAACTGGGTAGAACGGCGTTTTTGGGCGGGAAAAAATGGAACTAGCGCCTGTCATTCGATTATGGATGACACCGGGATGGATCGTTGGCCAAATATGGAAGATTGGCCAATAATTAAAGAACGGTTTTTCGTCTTGGCCCCTTTGCTTACTGACGAAGAAAGAGCGACTAATTTCTACACTCGACTGGAAAAACTAGTTTATGCCAACTGACGAAGCTATTACTGTTTCTGCTGCGCAGCAAAAGCAGATATTGAAAGCGGTGGAAGAAGTGGAAATTTATGCAGCGATTTTACTGGACAAATGCACAACTGCAAAGAGGCTGATCGAGCAAGCGGGACTCGTTTCCACGAAGCCCAAACGTCAGCCAGCGTTAACGCCGCAACAATTAGCGGAGATAAGTGCCAAACGGCGCGCTCGTTTATTAAAAAAAGCTCAAAAGAGAAATGAAACCCACCACCTCAACCGTTGAACTAAAAGCGCCGCCTGATCAATTTCGGGTAGTAGGCGTGGACACATTTGATAGCACCGACTGGGTGGTCGATGATTATGATACCTTTGCCGAAGCCCGAAAAGTCGCCGAGAAGAAAGGTGGTATCATGCTGAAAATGCACGTCTACGATGAACATGGCAAACATCTTTTTGAAGCCGGAACATTCTAAAATGCCCACCAAAGAAGAACTCAAAAAATATCTCCGAAAGGAAGAGGAATACGCGATACTGCTTAAAGTGACCGGAAAGGGGATCCACTACATTGCCCAGCTGCTTTATCCGGGCGAACGGAATCTACTAGTCGTGAATTTTCTGGTGCCTCTGGATGCTATTAAAAGTGCCACTTTTGAAGGAACTGTACCGGCCAAGCGATTAATCAATTATATAGTCCTATAGCTTATTGCAGTGTCTGATTGTTTTCCCGGTGGAAGCGAATGGTTTGGGCTTTGGTCATGCCCGCTGGAGGAGTTTTGACGATAGGTTGTTTGCTGGCAGGAATAGCTTTTTTCGCGGGCGGGGATGGGGGAGCAGGAAGCGTTTCAACTGCAGGCTCTTTTGGCGGTTCTGGTGCGCTGTTTTTGGCCTTTTGCTTTGCTTCAACATAGGCGGTTAGCTTCCGTATCCATTTGGGCGGAAAATCTTTTTTTTTGTTGAGCATTCCGCTAAGAGAGTTGAGGGGCATTTTGAGTTGCTCTTCTATATCGCGCAAACGTACCCCGTCATCCACCAGTACCCGGATAGCGGCTATGAGTTCATCTATGGTCACTAATCAGAATTTGAACGAAAATAGGAAATAATAACTAAAATAACTAACAAATCCGCAAAGTTTTTATACCTTGGATTCATGTCAGAACAAACCATATCAGCCGAACAGCAGAAAAAAATGGGAGACGTCATTGAGGTGATGTTTGAATTAGCAAAAAGGATCGCCAGCGACATAGAAGTAGCAAAGGAGGGAAGGCAGACTATCACGGCAAGTAGGCCTAAAGAAGAGGAGAGGTTACCTGAAGACTTAACCCATTGGCTCAGGGAGGCAGAAGATAATTACTCTCATGAAAAAAGAGACCAGGACGCCTATGCTGCGGGAGCCATCGATATGTATTGGAAGCATTGTCACAACGTCGAAAATCCTACGCGTCTATCCTTCGTGAAGTTTGCTTACAGTTGTATGCGCGAACGAGATGAGCTATTGATAAAGCAAGCGGAAGGGGAAAAGTCGTTCGCAAAGTGGTTGGATGAAATGCGTGACCAAAAAACTTGGCTGTGGGAAGATACAGATATATGGGGTAAAGAAGGCGCGTTCCAGAAAATGTGTGACCGTTACCTACAATTACAATTTCAAAACAGATAACAACATATGGATATTACAGACATACTCTCCGTAGGCCTTACGGCCGAAGATTTTGACCTGCTGGTGAAGGGTTTGGACGCCATCCCGGGAAAAGAAACTGCTGAGTTAATGAATGCCGAATTGATGGGAATAATGCTGGCCCCGACAGCGATACACTCACAGCAACGGTCAGACAAAATATTGAAAAAGTTGGAAGATTTAAAACGAACGCAGGAGGCCAAAAGTGAAGACTTCATTGTCTTGAAAAGCAAACTGATTCTGTTGAAGCGGCTATTGGCTACTAACGCTGCGGTCGGCGCGACGAATGAAATTATCGGGGGGGGGTAAACCGCAAATAATTGATAATTATCAAACTGGAAAGAAAATCACTAATTTGACTAAAATAACTAAGATAAAATTTGGAGATAATATGTTGGTTAGCTAATTTAGTGCTCAGGTTTAATGGTTATGGTACTTGATTAGTGCATCCCCGTCTCGAGCGGGGATTTTTTCTTCTCCTTTTTATTATTAACCATTTGATTGTCAATGAAATGAACCCATTTAAAGCCCTTGCACTGCTTTTTGTGCTGCTAGTAGTATCCGCGATTGTCTTCCTTTTTTGGTACCAATCCCGTAACCCAAAAGAATCGGGGATGATATTTCCGGCGGCGGACGTGTATAGCAAGGAACAATTGCTTTTGAAGCCGGTTCGGTTATACGCTTCAGACTCCAGTTATAGAGATACAGATACGCTGTGGAGAGCAATCGTCTATGGAATGAATATATCCTTGCTCGCCCCAACGAATTTAGCGGCAAACGGTGTCGACGCGAACTGGTATTATGGCCCTGAGGACTCGTTGCTGGCCTATGCCGAGCGGAAGGGCATCCGCAAGTTTTGTTTCAAAGACTCGGTGGGGGGACAAGCCGCTTACAATTATTATATTCGGGTAGCAGCCAACGAGCCTTTCTATATCCATTTTGCATTGTGGAACCATACAACAAATGCCTTGATCGCAAGGCACAAGGCGGGGTGGTCAAGAGCCGGGGCGGATGAAGCCAGTTGGAGCGGAGATACGCTATTCATATCAGGAAAGCAACTCTTTATGTCAGCGGAGGGGATTACGCCCTGCGTTACTTGTAAGATAAATTAGTTTTTTTAGTCCAAATCAGTACATTTGAGAATTTTTTTTCATAGAAATTCTAAGTTGCGGCCCGGGTTTCCACCTGGGTCTTTTAATTTTGCGGAATGGAAGAGCATATACTAGATCAATTTACGGAACAGCTACAAAAGAAAAGAGCCTGGGCAATATGGTGTAAAATAGCCATAACATGGGGAGGTTTCCAATTATTGATCTTCTTATTCCATTTTATTTTGAGGGTTGGACACTTATATCTAAACGATTACCAAAGAGGTTGTTGTAACACAATATTGGGGCTTTTGAATTGTTTGGTGGCCGGTATTCGCTTTAAGGAGCTTTGGGCGACAAAAGGCCCCTGAGAACAGGGGCCCGGATGTGTTTAAATTCAATATCCTATTAAAAGCCGGAGCGAAGATAGGGAATTCTTCTCCTGCCGCAACATACCCTACCACATCGGTCCCAAACATGCCTCACCAATGACTTCCTTGCCATTACTGCCGCTCCTCAGCGATCCCTGCATTGCCATACCATACCTAAGCATTCCTGGTCAAGTGATTCCTCACCGTTCCATAACTGCCGCTCCTCGGAGAACCTATCCATACCTTTCCAGTCCAACGCTTACCTGAACTGCCATACCTCAGAACACCCATGCGAAACTAAATGTGCCTTTCCATTGCTTGCCAGTCCAAATCGGCCACACGCAGCCCCTGCTGCCAAAGAGAACCGTACCATAGCTGACCTTGCCATTCCTTCCCACTTTCCACCACAACTGCCTCACCTTATCAAAACCGACCTTTCAATACCCCGCCAAACCTTGCCCTTACTGCCGTACCTTACCCGAGACTTCCAAACCCGATCTCGCCCATCCTTTGCAGTCCAAAACTGCCTTACCCAAACTTTACGAGCCTGAACACTCCGTTCCTTTAGGGTCCTTTACTGCCCATCCGAAACGAGTCCTTGCATACCAAGCCGTTCCTACTCACACCAATCCATGGCTGCCTCTCCGCAGCGCGACTTTGAGCACCAAACCCGGCGCCCCCGATCCAATCCATAGCTGCCAAATCCCACCGCACCGCACCACTCCAGTGCTAGGCACTCCCAGCCTAACCGGTCTATACCCATCCGCAGCTGCCTCTCCTAACCGAACCATTCCTTAGCGTTCCTTTGATGGCCTGTCCTATTCACTCCGGGCCCTATCTGCCAAACCGAGTCTCATACTACTTTTGGTTTCCTGTCCATGCCATTCCGTACCTTTTCTGCCTTACCAAACCTTAGCATTCCTAGCCTTTGAGGGCCAATCCGGACCATGCCAAATCATAACTGCCAAATCTACTTGCCTGTAGACATTATTTTAACCTTATTTGGTGATAGTGAGCTTTCTATGGGAATTATCTCCGATTCTTTTTGAAGTGCTATGATGGCTTTATCAATATATGGTATAGCGTCCTCAAAATCGTTGGCCATAAGTTTGTTTTTGACTCTTGCCAGGTCTGCTAAACACTGCTGAAGAATGAACATCTTATTGTCTTGCGTGAGCGTATCGAATCGGGTGTAGGTAGTATTGCCGGCTTTCGGGGCGCTTCTCTTGGTGATTTGATAGGCCGGCATTCGAACGGGATTGCCCTTTTTAACCACTTTGACCTGGATGGATCCCAATAAATATCGAGCTTGCATGAACCGCCAAGAGTCGGCGGCTCGCTCGTTGTCCCATTCAAAAAAATTGTGAAAAATTGATTTTTTCCGTTTTGAATGCTCAACCAAAAGCGATGGGGTAATTTCGCCATACGTGTCTTCGAGTGCTCTTAATTCGGCAATGGCAACTTTGATATCGGATTTGGCCAGACTGGTTTTAAATTCCGGGCGCCATTCGTATTTGGCATTTTTTGCTAGCTGAAGGTTATTTTTCATTGGCTAATTTAAAACGTCCATAATTGAATTTTCCTTTTTCTGGGCGCATTTCCCCGATTCCGCAGCCGTAGCCGGCCGCCTTGACCAGTTGGTGGATCTGATCGATCGAAAGGATGCCGGCGTTGAATTCGACGGTCAATTTGGCAGACCACTCGGTATACTCCGGCCGATACCGGATATCGGAAGCACCGATCCCGACCCGGACCATGTCATCGCGCATTTTGCTTTTGCCGATGATCTTGACTAGTTGCGTCTGTTCGCAATCGGCGTGGATAAAAAAGGCCGTCTGGGTGTCTTTCATGACCATCCCGATCATTTTGGCTCCCCGGATCATCGCAGCTTTGAAGCCAGCAGCGGGGTATCCTTCCCAGCCGGCGACGGCAATATGTTTGGCCGCTTCATATTCTTCCTTAGGGTTACGGATTTCGTGCTTTTTGTTCTTGGCTTTCCCGGCCTGTTTGTCGGCGATCATTTTCTTGGATTTTTCCGACCAGGCGTGAACAATGAGAGGGGAGATGCCTTTAATGGGGATGATGACTTGTTGGATGGAGAATTCAACGACTTCTACGGACACTGATGTTTTGGCCATATGTGCTGTTTTTCGAACAAGATAGCTTATTTCACTAGAATAACTAAAAAAACTAACTTGTGTAAACTTATTTCTCTAAAAAGACTAACTTTACTAATGATACAGTAGCCAAAGCTTCTAACTAGGCTTTGCGCTATAAGGTTAAAAGCAAGCCCTAGGTATCTACCGGAGGGCTTTTTTATTTCGCAATCTTTCCTAACTTGCTATTA